TATTGCTGGGTAAGATCAGTTCGCCTTCAATCACTGTCGTTGGCTTCTGAACATCGCGGATCCAATATCTGACCGTTGCGCCGCGCAAAAACGGGAATTTAGACCGGTATTTGAACGGCACCCGGATGAAACCCGGTTTAATTTCCACATCACCAAGTTCTAAATGCGTGATGTCCTTGCGTTTTAGCAAATAGCGATCGGCTAAGGCTAACGCAAGAACGCATACACCCCAGCCAATCATTTCCCGCCTCCCTTTTTCACCAAACTTGTAAGAACATTCAGAATGCTATCGATATTCACTCGTTTCATCCCTGAAATCACCTCATGACCGTTATTGCTGGCTATCGTTACCATTAAGTACGTAATTGATAACTCCCAGCCCTCGTGTTGCCCCAATAGGTACGCCACCGCGCCAGCTGTCACTGCAACAAAGATCTCCGTAACCAATCCCAACAAATTGCCAGACTGGCGACCGTCTCGGACATCCATCAGGAACGTGCCTATCCCACCAATTACTGAAAGCAGGAGCGCAATAGCAACTGGAGCTAATTCCTGTGTGTCAAGCACAAGTTCCCTCCTACGTTGTCAGGAGGTAATGGTATGCAAAGTAACTTCTCATCTGGTTGTTCATAATTTGCCAATACATTCGTAAATCAAGTGAAAAACCCATATTTTGGTTATTCTTAATACAAAATGGCTATTCCAACTACATATCAAAAAAGCAACCACATCCAAAAATGAGTTTCCCCACTGAACTTCTGCAAGACAAAAACCAACAAAACCACCTTTTATGGCAAGCAGCCATGCTTCAAGCCAATGTAAAAAACATGGCTTATAAGCTCCACGCCTAACTCCAGTAAGAAATAAATAGGTTCCACTAATAATGGACATTAAAAAAATCAAAATCTGCATAAGCTCCTCCCGGATCTAACAAAAATCAAGCAGGAACCTATTCAGATTGTTATTTCTGTGCATAACGCTTTGTTCTTTAAAATTCGCAGACTCATAAGAACAACGCATTAGAGTAAAAATCATGCTGATCGGCTATGTACGCGTATCAACAAATGAACAAAACACTGCTTTGCAACGAAATGCCCTTGAAAGCGCAGGATGTGAGCTAATTTTTGAGGATAAGGCGAGCGGCAAACAGACTGAACGCCCTGGGCTAAAAAAGGTTTTGCGTATGCTTTCCAGAGGTGACACCCTGGTCGTATGGAAGTTAGATCGTCTTGGGCGCAGCATGCGTCACTTGGTTGTGCTGGTGGAAGAGCTGCGTGACAGAGGAATTAATTTCCGGAGTCTCACTGACTCTATCGACACCAGTACACCAATGGGGCGCTTTTTCTTTCACGTAATGGGAGCGCTGGCAGAAATGGAACGTGAGCTTATCGTTGAACGTACACGCGCTGGACTTGATGCAGCTCGCGCAGAAGGTCGTATAGGTGGGCGTCGGCCTAAATACCAAGAAGAAACATGGCAGCAAATGCGGCGATTGCTGGAGAATGGCATCCCCCGTAAGCAGGTTGCAATCATCTATGATGTGGCTGTTTCCACGCTTTATAAGAAGTTTCCGGCGTCGTCATTTCAATCCTAAACCTTGGTTTAAGAGAACTCGGTACCAGCGGTGAAAAGATCCCCCTGTTGAGCACGGCTAACACATGGAGTGCGCGCCAGATTTTCAACGGAGGGATCACCGGGGCACTGACAGGGAACGCCGACACCGCGACGAAATTGAAAACAGCACGCACTATTGGCGGTGTGGCATTTGATGGTACTGCGAATATTAATTTACCTGGTGTTAACGTTGCGGGTAATCAGAATACATCCGGTAACGCGGCTACAGCGACCAAGTTGCAGACAGCATGTACTATCAACGGCGTCTCGTTTGATGGTTCTAAAAATATTGAGCTAACGGCGGAAGATTTAAATCTACAGGAATTTATTAATAAAGCAAATAATGCCGTTCAGCGTTCAGGCGATATCTTGTCCGGCGGACTTACTTTTGAAAACGACTCAATCCTTGCCTGGATTCGAAATACTGACTGGGCGAAGATTGGATTTAAAAATGATGCCGATGGTGACACTGATTCATACATGTGGTTTGAAACAGGGGATAACGGCAATGAATATTTCAAATGGAGAAGCCGCCAGAGTACCACAACAAAAGACCTGATGACGTTGAAATGGGATGCACTAAATATTCTTGTTAATGCCGTCATTAATGGCTGTTTTGGAGTTGGTACGACGAATGCACTAGGTGGTAGCTCTATTGTTCTTGGTGATAATGATACCGGATTTAAACAGAATGGAGACGGTATTCTTGATGTTTACGCTAATAGTCAGCGAGTATTCCGCTTTCAGAATGGAGTTGCTATTGCTTTTAAAAACATTCAGGCAGGTGATAGTAAAAAGTTCTCGCTATCCAGCTCCAACACCTCCACAAAGAATGCAACGTTTAATTTATGGGGTGCTTCAACCCGTCCAGTGGTTGCAGAATTAGGCGATGAGGCCGGATGGCATTTCTATAGCCAGCGAAATACAGATAACTCGGTAATATTTGCTGTTAACGGTCAGATGCAACCCAGCAACTGGGGAAATTTTGATTCCCGCTATGTGAAAGATGTTCGCCTGGGTACGCGAGTTGTTCAATTGATGGCGCGAGGTGGTAGTTATGAAAAAGCCGGACACACGATTACCGGATTAAGAATCATTGGTGAAGTAGATGGCGATGATGAAGCCATCTTCAGGCCGATACAAAAGTACATCAATGGCACATGGTATAACGTTGCGCAGGTGTAAGTTATGCAGCATTTAAAGAACATTAAGTCAGGTAATCCAAAAACAAAAGAGCAATATCAGCTAACAAAGAATTTTGATGTTATCTGGTTATGGTCCGAAGACGATAAAAACTGGTATGAGGAAGTGAAAAACTTTCAGCCAGACACAATAAAGATTGTTTACGATGCAAATAATATTATTGTCGCCATCACTAAAGATGCCTCCACGCTTAACCCTGAAGGTTTTAGCGTCGTTGAGGTTCCTGATATTACAGCCAACCGCCGCGCTGATGATTCAGGAAAGTGGATGTTTAAGGATGGAGCTGTAGTTAAACGGATTTATACGGCAGACGAACAGCAACAACAGGCCGAATCACAAAAGGCCGCATTGCTTTCCGAAGCTGAATCAGTCATCCAGCCGCTGGAACGCGCTGTCAGGCTGAATATGGCAACAGACGAGGAACGCACACGACTGGAAGCATGGGAACGCTACAGTGTTCTGGTCAGCCGTGTGGATACGGCAAATCCTGAATGGCCACAAAAGCCTGAATAAAAATTAAGGCCCGCTATCGGGCCTTGTCTCATTCAGGTTGTTCGGGAAATGTTACTGGCAGGCTGGAGGTGTCTGTAGATTCGACTTTCTGCGCATAGAGCATCCACTCAGTTAATTTTTGTTTATTCTCGTCGGAAATGATGCCCAGCCGTAGCTGTGAGTCCCATAGCTGGGTTTTATCCCTGACAAGTTGCAACAGGCTTTGTTTTTCATTCTCTGCCTGCTGCCTTTGTTCCTCCTCGGTATAAGTTCGCTTTATCACTACGCCATCTTTGAACATCCATTTACCCGAAATATCAGCCCGGCGATTTGCTGTAATATCAGGAACCTCAACGACGCTTGCGCCTTCTGGATTAATTGCTGAAACATCCTTTTCAATACAAATAATAACGTCGTTGTGGTCATAGACCATTTTCAACGTATCAGGCTGAAAGTTCTTTTGTTCCTCATACCAGTTTTTCCCATCCTCTGTATAAAGCCATTTGATGTTAAATTGTTTCGTTAGCTGGTATTGCTCTTTTGTTTTAGGGTTGCCAGCAGTAATGTTTTTTAAGTGCATCATCGTTAAATACTCCCCGCGTTATACCACGTCCCATTAATGCAATACTGAATTGGCCTTGCCTGAGTTGTATCAATTAATTCATCACGGTTTCCGTTAACTGAACCTGTAACGACATAACCTGACCTGTCAGACCAGCCGGGACCATTCCATGTCTGAACAGATGACAGACCGCCCAGGCGAATACCTGTAATAAACCTTGAGTTACATTCTGCCTGCGTATATGCACCAACATCCCCCGCAGAGGGTTTGCGGGTTGTGGTGTAAAACTCTGACCAGTTAGCTTCAAAGCCATAACCATCACGCGCTGAACGATAAAAGATACCGCCGTTCTTATAATTCACGCGGAACTGTACAGCAGGGCAACTCCCCGCATTCATATTGAAGTGGAGGATTAATGTCGATGCGCCACTGATATCTGCATCATAAACGCCGCTATTCCAGTTCCAGCCAACAGCTTTATCATTTGCAACCTTGCTTCCTGTTTGCCCTAAAGCAAATGCAGGCTGCTGGTTTTTCGTGTTGTAGTCTCTTCGCCAGCCAGGAGCATAAGCATCACCATGATTAATATAAGTGAATTGAGCGTTAGTAATTCCGCCACCGCTGGACGTGCTCGGCGTAGTAACGCGTATGGTCATTGCGCCGCGAGTGCCAATAACTTCCACCACAGCACCTGCAAGACAAATATTTCCGCAACCTGTATCTGTAATGACCTTATTATTTGCATAAGCCCATGAGCCTTTGCACATCCAGTAAGGATGGTTAAATGCTCCCTGACTCTCCAGCCACGAAATAAATTGCGCGGTTGTCCAGACCTGACTATCGCCACCAATATTCAGCCATGCGCTATATGCGCGGCAGGCACCAATATTTTTGGTGAAGGTATCTTTTCCCGGAATATCTGCGCCGTTCTGGTTTTTCTGTAATGCTCCTGCGGCTAATTCTACAGTTTGCTCAAGATTTAAATCTGCCGCCGTTAGCTCAATATTTTTAGAACCGTCAAACGAGACACCGTTGATAGTACACGCCGTCTGCAATTTGGTCGCTGTAGCCGCATTACCAGAGGTGTCCTGATTCCCTTTGGTATTAACGCCGGGAACGGAATCTTTTGACGTATAGATCTGTGCCCATTCGGACCATGCCGCAGCAGTGCTATCTCTTTTGGATCGAATGAAAGCTGGTGCATGAGCGCCATTTGTGCCACTCCAGCCAATGAGCAACTCGCCTTCACCAGTGGATGCAGCTCCCTTCAGGTGAAGTACATTCCCGTAAGTCGTCGGATAACCATTGTTGTATGCCTCATACATCTGCAATCCAGTAGCAGCACCTTGCGTTGTACCGGTAAGCGCAGTAACGCGTCCTCTAGACGTAATTGTTGGTATCGAAATGTTCGTAGAACCATCGAATCTGACGCCATTAATGTTTATGGCTGTTTTCAATTTCGTCGCGGTATCGGCGTTCCCTGTCAACTCCCCGGTGATCCCGCCGTTGAAAGTCTGGCGTGCACTCCATGTGTTAGCCGTGCTCAACAGGGGGATCTTTTCACCGCTGGTACCGAGTTCTCTTAAACCAAGGTATTGGATAACGGCCAGTGTGCTTGTTTTAGCCAGAATATCGCGACCGACTGACGTTAAATCAGTCTGAGCTACCGTATCCTTACCAGTGAAATAAGGTAGTTTGTTTGCACCAGTCGCAAGGGCAGCGAGAGCGGTTAAAGTTGCATCCAGAGGCTGTTTGCCTGCCAGCGCATTTGTCATTGTTGTCGCAAAGTTCGGGTCATTGCCAAGTGCTGCGGCAAGCTCATTCAGGGTATCAAGAGCTTCTGGTGATGAACCAACCAATGCGGATATGGCAGCTCTTACATAAGCGGTCGTAGCAATCTGCGTGTTATTCGTACCCTGTGCAGCGGTAGGCGCAGTAGGTATTCCCGTTAATGCAGGACTTGCTAAAGGAGCTTTAAGAGCCAGAGCATTGTTGATAGTTGTGCTGAAATTCGGGTCGTTATTGATCGCAGCAGCTATTTCTTTAAGCGTATCCAGTGTGCCAGGTGCACCGTTGATAAGTGCCGTTATAGCTGCCTTAACAAAGGCTGTATTTGCGATCTGCGTGCTATTTGTACCTTGCGCTGCCGTCGGCGCGGTTGGCGTTCCTGTCAGACTCGGGCTTTCTATTGGCGCTTTGGTATCAGCAAGATCTTTTACAGACTTAACGGCTTTAGGGGTAGCCGCCATTGTTTCGCTGTCGCTGTTAGTTTCGCTACTGAGCTGAACTAATCCCTTTTGCGTTGTGCTTGCATCCTGCGCCGTATACTTGCTTTTCGCCAGATCGTAGGCTTTTTTAACTGCCAGCGAACTTGCAGCAACATCACTTCTGCTACTGGTTACAGAGTCTGAAATATCAATGCCGATCGTGCGGTTAATACGCTCGGATGTGTCAATCATCTCCTGGGTAATGGCTGATACGCCAGCAGGGATATTCACCGTACAAACAAGCAGTTCCCCATCTCCCAACTGATATGAATCGGTATAGGTTCTGGTAACAAATTCAGCCGCATGAATATGTGACGCTGTATTAACCTGATAGGTATCCTCTCCAAGGAGATATCTTCCCTTCAGCACAATTGCATATTTCTTACCTGCGCTAAGTGCAAGAGAAATATCCTTACGATGCTGAATAGTTACCTGGTAGAATTCACCAATATCAACTGACGCAGCGCCAGCAGTTTTATCACCATCCACTGAGGTGATTAACAGGTTCATCCCACCGCCAGGCTTAGGTAAGAAACCGGCATAAAATCCCGGGTCAACAATCCCCCTGAATTTTCGGTTTAGCGCGGCTGACAGATATGGTTCGTGGTATTGCACATCAGCCACCAGAGCCAACGACTCGGGTGATGGGTAAGTAACCGATGTAACAACTGTAACGTCATTCATCAAGCATATCCTTATGCTGTAGTCGTGTTTATGGCCATAACTGCGGTATATGTTTTGCCCACATACAGCGAGTCTTCCTGGACACAAATAATGGCGATTGGCTTGTTCTCGTTATCCAGTACAACCAGAGTGTTGAATGGGTAGTTTTTCCCTTCCTGCAACTGGCTTTGATCAAGGTCCATTCGGACAGTAATTATCCCACCTGAGTAGGTTGGCACGAGGTTGATGGTGCAAAATTGACTGGTTAGTTCTGCCAGATCGAAAGCCTTTGGCAGTTCTCCAATCTCATAAGTGCCATCTCCTTTCTTAGTAACCAGCGAACTGGTACCGAAAACGGCCTTGCTGATTAAAAATCGAGAGCCTTTGTTAATGGACGATTCAGCGCGCCGCTGATAGTAATAGTCCAACAACTGACTCTTATAGAGGTTTGTTGAGACGTCAGACATGATTTTCCCTAATCAATGTTGTGAAGCCTCATTGTAAGATAAGTAACTTGTCACCCCGCCCTGCGGACGGGGTGATTGTCAGGCATCGCTATCCAGCAGCAAATCATCTGCGCGGGTGCGATCAAACGTAGGCGTCGATTTCACAATAGTGCCGCCCGGCGTTGCAGTGATCGGAGCGCTAATCGACGTAACTCCAGTAAGCGAAGTTGTATCCGAAGTTTCAAACCAGCAGTACGCTTTTTCGGTATCAGAAATCTCGTTCAAAGTGATCATGTCGGCGTGTTCATTTACAACAACCGACAAATAGAGCGTAAGCCCATCAAACACTATATGCAGTGGCAGTAGAGGCTTTACGAACTGATTAAACTTTCTGAGAATTTCTTCTGTAATTGCGGACTGATCTATCGTGCCAGTAATCCCCATTGTCCGGGCCAGGTCGTTTATGGGAATACTGATCATCCCTCTGGAAGTCAGAAACATCTCGCCGAATGTGCCGCCGGTAGTCTCCAGTGTGCTTTCTGGTATTAGAACCGTGCCATAGGGATGACGCTCAAGGTCCACCGGTGCATATATCGGATCCCATAAAACAGAAATACCGTTAAATTCGCGGTAAATTGTCTGGTTTATAGGACGTTCAGTCCCCTTAAAGTGAATCTCATCAAGACGCTGTTGTAACAACATCGGAACGGAAGATGAGTTCGACGTTCTGATAGTAAAGAACTGGCCAAGTTCATTTGTCCTGGTCTCCAGATCCTCCTTGCTCATGGAAAAAATAGACTTCCGGTTGGTAATTCGCTCCAACCATGGGTCAACAAAGGTATCCATCATTGACTGAACCAAATCAGCCAATGATTTATAGAGCAATGACTTTTGCTTAGCTGATGTAAGCCGGTTATTAAACCAGGAACGCTGCATCACTCCTCCTCATACGAAATATTAAAGGTGGAGTTTTCTGTATCCAGATAAACGAAATCGTAAAAGCCGTTGGACTCATTCCACTCGACAAATTCCAGATAAAAGTCGCGGAAATAACCCAGCGTTTCGATAAACGCCCAAACGTCTTTTTTCTTAATCAGGATGTACTTTCCGACGCGGTTCGGATCAAAGAAAGTTGAGTCGCGCCCAAATTTTGTTTCCAGTGCCAACTTCAGCTCATCGGTCACATTCTCAATGGTCAGGCTTGCCGATATCCGTCCGGTGATGGTTATCTTAAATGGTAGTTTTCTGACCTCTTTATAAGAGAATTTCTTGTTCAGTTCATTCGGTACCTTCTTAAAGGCAGTCAGGATCATTTCTTCAAGCTCTGACTGGCTTTTATTTGGATGCCATCCTGAAATAAATATCTTATTGATATTCTGAACATTATAAGCACCATCTAATTTCTCTTGCTGGCCTTCGCCCCATGCCTTAACCCAGGACAGCCCCGGGATGTTACGAACCAGAAAATACGTATAGTCCCCGCCCCATACGACCTGATCATCATAGGCAAGGTAATATTGTGCACGGTTACGTGTGATCTCCGTTGTTTCAGCATCGGTACCTGCGGTTATAGGTGTCGTTGTCTTAACTGAAATCAAATTAGCTAAATTAGCCGCAGAATCGACAGGCGTCAGGTTTTGGCCAGCAACCAGGGTTATATCGCCGTTGGTGCACCATACCTTAAGCGTAATTGTCGAGCCTTCTGGCGGTATTTGCCCAATTAGCCCATCGCCGAATCGGACACCCAACTGTTCGGATGGTTTATAAAACTCAACGTAGACCTGGCTTTTACTACCAGCTAACCGGAACATTGTGCTGGAAGACCACTGCGTGGTCTTACCATCGGTCGTCACGAATACTTCCAACTTATAGCAGACAGCAGTGAGAGCCTTTGATAACACGACTTCCAGAAATTCTTTGGCAGCCGTAACGGTATATGTCACCTCCTGAATTTCCAACTGTGCCACTTCTACCGTACCGGTGCCGTCTACCAACCTGCATACATCCATAGTCATGTAAGGGTACTGGTCGTCAGATATTAAAGGCATGTTTTTGGGGATTACCGCTGGGGCATCTTCACTTGTGGCGGTGATCTCAATCATCCCCGATGACGGTGTTGGCTTGGTACCAACATAACTGTTCGTTTCTGCCGCAGCCAGGATAGAGGAACGCCGCGTCGCGGTCGATATAAAGCCTTCAGCCAGCGCCGCATCGGCATACTGAAAGCACCTGTAGACAATCTGGGTAATAAACAATGTCAGCATCGAGACAAATTGAGAGCCGACAAACTTCGACCAGAATGAATCTTTCTCGACAAGCTCTTCAAACTCTGCACGAATACTGTCTTTAGTCGGTGTTGTTTTACTCATAGCACCACGTCCTGTGTGATAGTTATATCCCTGATACGAATGGATATTTTCAACTTATCAAAAGCATCTCCCTCGGCTACTGACAAGCCAGAAATCGGTATATCAGGTAAATCTACCGTCAGTTTTTGCAACAGCATTGCCTCAACCGCAATTTGAACATGCGACAAGTTGGTCGGTTCGTGTTTAAACTGCGGTAAAACATTGCCCCATGACGGATCTCCGTATACCTCACCCTGATAAGTGTTTAGCCACTCATATAAACGAGCGCCCCAGGCCTCCTCCTGGGACTCATACGTTTTTACGCCGGATAACTCCAGCGTCAGCAAAGGATCAATTTCGTTATTGTTGGCCATCAATCAACTCTCGCGTAGTCATTCATCAACGGATCATCAATTGACAGTGGTACCGTGCGCATAACGCCCGGCTGAGGCGTGCTGACCTTTACGACAGTTCCCTGGCCTTTCGCCGAGTCTTTGGTGTGCTCTTCAATCCTGGCAAGCAATGAGGTCATCTGCGCAAACAGCCGCTTCGTTTCACCATCAAGTGAAACGGTATTATCAGCCAACTGCATTGTCGGCTTGGCACCGGAACCGCCAAGGTCACTAATAACCTGCCCGTCTATCTGCATACGACCGGTTGGTTGCTGCAAATCGTTGGCGGCAGTCGTCACCTGGGACGTGGAGGCTGGTTCAGGCGCATTATTTTTCCGCATCCCCGGCGAGTTGCGGAGTTTATCGAATAGTCCATCAATCCCCATTTGTGCGCCGAGCTGGTCAAAGTAACTTGAGTTGTTGGTCACCGGACGCGCCTCTTCAACTGGCATCGGGGTATCAACATACACATTGCCAGCTGCTGTTGCCGTCCCCTTCCCTCGTGCACGTTCTTCGAGCGTTCCCTGAACGACTTCCCGACGCATCCCCCGGCCATTCATGAATTTGTTGACCAGATCGTTAACGCCAACAGCATTGCCGATTTTGTCTACCAGACCGCCTTTCTCAAACGGGCTATCACCAGGGGTAAACGCCATGCCAGTAGACTGATCGATAACAGCGTTATCAGGCAGTGGTCCCCTCACTCCATATTGCGCCCCACCCTGTGCTCCTGCTCCAGGTGTATAGATTTCACCACCTAAATAGCGAGCACGATGAGTATTGACCTTGATCGCGTACTCACGGTTTTCTTTCGATAAGTCACCTGTGCCTTTTTTCCACTTATTAATAGTGCCAAACCCAGCATTATATGCAGTGATGGCCTCGTTTAAGTCTCCATTGGCTTGCTTCAGATACTTGCTCATGAGAAGAGCCGCAGCTTCTGCCGATTTCACAGGATCAAACGATTCACCTTCAGCTAAGCCAGTCTCTTCACGAGCAATCCCCGTGAACTGAAACATCCCCAGAGCACCGGTTTGGGATTTTGCATACGGATTACCACCAGATTCAGTTGCAGCAATCGCGTAAAGAGTGCCTTCTGGAAGACCGTATTTATTCTCTAGTTCAGCAAAATACGGAGCCAACTTATCGAGATTTGCCTTACCTTCAGCGCCAAGACTTCCGACTTTTACATCCAAGTTGCCATTGTTGTAGGTATCCGCAGCTTTCTGAATGTCATTCCTAGTGCCAGTGGTATTAAGCGACGATGATGACGAGCTATTTTGACCAATAGCTTTATCAATTTTCTGCAACGCGCTATTGCCCGTTTCTACGGCATTTGCATTGATAATCTGATTGGCTGTTTGTTTAACTGTTTTATTGCTATCTTTCGCTGTGTCCAGTGCCGCATTTATCACGCGGGTAGCAATATTACTCTGTTTGGCATCGGATTCAGTTTTAGAATCAGACGTCTCCTGGTGGCTATTAACCGGAGCTTTTAACTCTGGAGTGATTTCTTTCGCATTAGCCTCGCCGATCGGATTGGGTATTTTTGATACAATCATTGCCGCAGGGGTATTTTTAACGGCATCAACCGCTGCATCTAATGCTTTACCTGGTAAATTTTTAACCCCATCCCAAATATTACCAGCCGCCTCTTTAATGTGTTTCCCTGGGTTCTTAATGAAATCAATTGCACTATCAATTGCATCACTGAAAACCTGTTTCAGGTTATCGACAGTAAAGAAGTCTTTGATGGCATCCAGCTTTTCAAGCAGCTTATTAGATGTATCGCTAAACCATGCTGAAACAGCATCACCAATCTTTGCTGTGTAATCATCGAACTTGGTAGAAATGGTGTCGCCAAGGTTAGAAATATATGTTTCTAAGTTGGTAATCCCACTATCAATGGTCAGGGCAATACTTTCCGTCGAAAATGATTGCAACATATTGCCGATATCCTCAAATCCAAGTGATTTGAGAACTTCACCAATGGCGCTGCTAATACCAGATGCCAGTCCCCCCATATCAAGAACATTAGCTAACGTATAAGCGGCTTTTTGCTGGAATGATGGATCTTGTCCTGATTTAAGCCCAAACGCTCGACGTTGCGCTTCTGTATCATTCCAACCGGTTACCGCATCATAAATACCTCCAGCCACTGTGCCGACTAGGGGAATTGCGCGTAACGCCCCTTTACCAACTGCCTTTAATCCAAGTTTACCTGCTGCCCGGGCAGCCAAATCTCCGCCTTCATGGGCGAGAGTCTTCTTGCCACCACCGCGTAGCATTCCTACAAGTTTCTTTGCCCCCAGAGCGCCAAAAGCGAGTGCTCCAGCTTTTTTCAGCATGCCACGCCCCATTAACAACGACGCGACGCCACCGGCCCCCTTCCCTAACAGGCTAAATAATTTGGACAGCAAGCCGCCCTTCTTTTTCCCGGTGTTTTTGGCTATCTGATCAAGGGCGCTGAGAATCTTGTCATTGCCCTCTTTAATTTCGCTGGTCTGATCCTGAAGTTCCTGAACCGTCCGTTTTTGGGTGTTAACCTGAACGACATCGGCACTATTTTGCGATTTACGCCTAAAAAAACCTTTTCTACGGCTGTTATCGTCATTGCCACGAATCACATCGGCAATAGACTTTCTGGCACCATTAAGCGATCCACCAACTTCTTTTGATATCCCGCCAAGCTCCTTCCCTGCGGCCCACAATGGACCAGCAATGGCATAACCTAACGCATCGACGGCACGAGTCTCTGAAGGGTTACCTATGCCTTCAGCTACTTTTGACAGTTTTTTTAATAAACCTGATTCAGCATTTAGACGCTCATCATCCTCTTTTCGCCTGGCCTTTTCTGCTCGTTCAGCACGGGCATCTTCCGCTGCGGCCTTACTCCCTGACTTTCCAATAAAACGACCACGCGCATCGCGTTGGTTTTGGCTTTTTTGCGCACCGCCTTTTTGACCGAACATTTCGCGAGCGTGTTCGGCTGCTTCGGTCCGTTGCGCCTTTACATCTTCTGTTATAGCCTTCTTGCGTCGTTTTTTACCCTTTCGCGTAGTTGATTTGGCCTGCGGTTCCTGTAGAGCAACATCCTCCTGAACTACACGAGAAACGTCCCCTAAATTAAGCCGTTTCATTGCCTCAACAATAGGGTCCACTGATGGCGCATTGGCCACAAAGTCTGGCCGGGAATTTTCGATTGTGCGATTTAATGCCGACACACTGCGAGAGACAGGATCAACAGTTGCAACGCGCCCCCCTTTCAAATCTTCAACAGCTTCCCGAATACCTGCAAGCTCTTCCAGCTCTTTTGCGCTGGCGGTTTCAACTGTCCTTATAACATCGTCAATGTTGGCGTTTTTTCTTTCCATGATCTTATCGCCTACCGTTTCGGTTTAAGTTTTTCTTCCAGTTTCTCCAACAGGAAAAACGCATAGGATTCAGTAAGCCTTTCAGCGTCCTGAATCGGTATACCCCCATACAAAACCAGGTTGGACACTAAGGTCTGATAGCTTTTCAATCCCCACCTGTGGAATGAAGTCGGTAGCCCGAAAGGGCACCCACAGACGGGTATATGCACCCTCTGTGGACTCCTTTTTATCCTGATTTGGGCATTTATGCGGCGGGAGACGAAGACGCATTTCACCTTTATCGATGTAGCACGGTAAACCATGTTCGAGCTTTTCATGAGCCAGTCGGATGTGTGCCGCCAGCTTCATAAATTCAGTATCAATGGCCATCCGTTTAATCGTTTCATAACGACGCTCAGCCTGATCTTCACGAGTACCGCTAACATCGTTATAAAGCTCACACTGATAAGCGAATTCCCAAAAACGCAAATCAACGATCGCTTCTTTGAATTCCGCGTCGTCTTCAGGTGGCAATGCTGCACGGCGCATCTCCAGCATTTCCATTGCCCAGCCATCAAGCGGCACGATACGCCATTGATAAGGCACTCCCTCTACAGACACCTCAATATCGTCAATGAACGGTTCCACTTCCAGGACCTGGATATCTTCAGCCAGAGCATTCATATCGCAATCGTAATAATGCTCTTTACCGCAATGTTTACAGGTGTAGGTGAATGTCTCGACCGGTGTTTCACGGGAGCCGGTAAATATCCACCATAACGCGGTAATCCGGTCCTGCGCCGTCCATGTCAGGGGATCATGTTTCGCGGGTTCAGCCAGCAAGGCTTTTAAATACGCCGTTGTCTGTTGTTCTTGTTCCTCCGGTGTTATCGAGTTGAAACGCATCGCATCAGCAATATTTGGCTGACGGAACTGGATCAATTCAGTTGGCCGCGATGGTAGCGGGAAAAGAGGTAAAAGCATCCTTGCACCTTAATTCAAAGAGAAAAGCTAAAGCCCAGAAGGGAAGCCAAAGAACTTGAGGATTGGTTAAACGTGCTGTGCAATGCGAAGGTCATTGGGAATGACTTAAATTCAGTAACCTGATCTCGCGCATAGGTGACATCGCCGGTAGTGACCGGGAATACCGTCATCTCATTTTCCAGTTTAGTTAAGCCGGAAGACAGCAACCGATAAATACGCACATTGAGCAAATATTTAGACGGTATATTCCCGGTACCGTCCGGATTGATTACCCGACTTTTTGCCGTCTTAAACCAGTCCAAAACGAGGCCATCAACGGTATCCCTGACCATCATTGTTATCTGCCCTGGCGAACGCTCCGTTGGTTGAAGGATATTCCCTCCGCCGATTTTAATCGTTTCATATTCGATGCTGTAATCGTGGTAGGTAATATCTTTGGCAAAGAAGTCTGCCCCCTCCAGTCCATCAACTTCGACAGAGAACTGCCATCCTTGCGCGAACAGCATTTTGTTCATGATGATTGACGTCAGCTTACCAACTTCCCGTTCACCAACGCCGGAGCCAAATAATGTCGTCGTTAATGCCGAAGATACATAAGACTTTACTGAAGCAACATTAAACCCCATATCAGCCCTCTCACTTCAACATGGATGAGAAAAGAACAATCCCCGGGATAATTGCCCTTGTTGCGCTCATTTTCTCTTCCAGATCCAGCTTTCGCTGATACAGCGTGTTCTCGTCGGATAAATTGCTGGCATCGAGTTTCCCCGCGATAGATATTCTTCGCAGGCGATCTGTGTTAGGTATCGCGATTAACACTTCCAGATAGTCAGAAAGTAACCCAATGATTTCAGGTGGCACTTCCCCATTATCCAGATCCATATCACGTAAATTAGCCAGATATGACACATTCAGCGGGTATACCGCTCGATGAGTATCTTCAAGCTCGATATTCCCATCGTAAACATCGGAGTAGACAAGATCGCCGGTGTGATCTGTAACCGATACGAGCGCAAGAAAATCAGCTGGGCAAGCAAGTGATTTACTGGCCTGATCGGTGAAGCGTATCCGCTTGATGTGCCCCGCCCTATCCTGGTAGGTTCCCAATGCTTTTCTTATCAGGGATTCCAGTAAAGCAGGTTCATCCGCAATCAAAGGTGTGAAGCGGGATTTGACGTCTTCGAGTAATTGTCGTGGTGTCATTGAAACCTCGTAGAATCTGGTGTGTTACCCGATTCTACGAGTAGTCATTTGTGACAGGTCATTTTGCGCGCTTCAGGCAGCCATCTTCAGGTGCCGCGTTGAAAAGCTCTGCGGCCTTACGTAGCGTAAATGTTGCGATTTTTTTTCCGTCTACGTATGCATCGAATGTTTTAACTTCCATATCAGGGGTATCTGACCAAAAACCATACCAGTAACTATCACCCACAGAGGAACCGATAGAACTGATAGGATATTCATCATCACCAACTTTCAGCGTTATTTGTTCTTTTTTAGCATCAAATGACTCACCGCCAGGTTCTGTTTTCATGAGAGTGAGTAGTCGTGTTCCTACTTGATTGGGATCCGTATTATTAAATCCAACATCGCACTCAAATGTAAGCGTATAATTATCTTTGCTGGAAACAGCATAAGAGCGAACGCCATGAGTCTCGCTGGTGGACCATTTGCTTACATTTGCCATTGATGAAAACGGAGTAAGCAAAGCAAGAATTAGAAAATATCGTTTGATGCGCATTAATTTATCTCCTTTGGATATTAATATTTTAATTAGTTAACCACCATATATTCACCATTCATAGGGTAAATTAAGCGCTTTTAAACCTTGCTGGAAAGTATTAAGAGAGCCGTTTTTTTGTTGTTCCATTTTTTCGCGTGCAGCTTTCTCATACTGCTCCATCCGTTGGTTATACTCTTGCAATTCCTCCGGGGAGAGGTTTCCTATTGGGGAGTTTGTACCCGGCCCCCTGGCCCGTTCTTCAAGCGTACCCTGAACGTTTTGATGGCGCATTCCCGGGGCGTTTCTGATTGAATCAATGCCATTTCTTCCAACGTCTTCTTTATTAACGGCATTGCTCGCCACCAGTACGCCCCAGCTAGGGATAGCAAAATCAGGAGCGGTTTCGCATGCCTTTACCATATAATCGAAAGAGCTTCGATTGATCTCGTTTGCGTCGGGATTTAATAGGCGAGAATATTGATATTTAGCATTTTCGTTGGTTGCGACTTTATACAGTTCTTGCTGTACCATCGCTTCAGAAAGTTTAAGGCGTTTCATATCTGATAGTAACTTCTTGCGCATGGATTCGTCTTGACTGACAGCAAAACCGTAAACGTGCCCAAGGTATTTCGTATAATCGGTACAAATCTCCTTTACGCTTGATGCTGCATTAACAGTCCCAGCCATAAATAATAACGGTAGTAATAGTTTTCTCATTATAACCTCACCTGCCTTATAACTCATTTAGGGTACATATTTTCGCCTTTAAAAAAAAGAGGTTATTAGATCCAATTGTGTATTTATTAAGCATATAATGCTCTAATAAATTTGTATTTTTAAGTCGCGAATGCTATCTTTTCGCATCATATTGACCTTTTAATCGTTCAGGCTTATAGTTCCGCCGTCGTAGCAAATTCTGCGACCGGGTTTAGCAGCCTGAATGTTAGTGCGGACAACCGCAGATATCCGATATTGCGGTATTTTTGTGTCCGTAAAACCGCGTTACGCCCAAATTATGGTGGGGCGTGATGGGGAGGCTTCGGCCTGCTGGTTTCACTAACGCCAGTCTGCTAACCCCGTCACGTCCTGCCACCTGTTTAGCAGCGGGTAGCAGGTTGTTAAACCTGTTAGTGAGGCCGTAACTATGGTTAATGCCAATCCTTGCGCACGCCAAGAATTCATCTGGCGTTTCTATTCCTGTAAAAAACACCACTATCACTTCGTTATCGCAGCAACTGAAGACGAAGCACGCTCTCAATTGCCTGATGGCCCCTGCATTTTTACTGCCCGTTTTTCAACTAACTCGCGCAATTCACTTAGTTACTGGAGCCTCCCCTTCTCTGCCGACGTTCAGGGGGTTTTATGAAAAAACCTCTCATCACCCGGAATGAAATAGCCGAAGCGATCGCTTTGCATACAACCTGTATGCCGACACGGGAGATCCCCGGCGCAATAGCCAACTATTTCATGATAACCAGGCGTTTTTATACCCGAACAGATAAGGCTGTGATCAACAGGCTACTGATAGCCGAGATCAGGGACTATTTGATTGAACAAGGACGTCTACGTTACGCAACAGTGGCAGCAGAAATGAGAAAGGAGGCACATAGAATGACCGGTAATAATTTGAATGTTGAAAAACCAGCACCTGTTGCTTCAGCTACGCCATCACCAGCTGTGAATGTTATCTCCAACACTGGAGACACAATCGACAGCCAGACACTGTTAAAGATGGTCAATGAAGCGCGTAAGTTATGTGGGGAACCAGCGGTTCGGAACAACAAATTCATCGAAAAAATACTCGACGAATTAGAAGGTGAGGACGGTTACACAAAAAGTGCAACCGTGCCGCCAGGTGGCGGTACGCCTATGGTTGTCATAACCATGACCTACAAACAAGCCCTGCGAGTCGCCGCGCGCGAGTCAAAAGCGGTCCGCCGTTCGCTGATCGACAAACTGGAAGAATTACAGCAGGCAAACTCCCCTACCCCATCGATCCCCCAGACATTACCAGAAGCCCTACGCCTGGCTGCCGAGTTAGCAGAACAGAAAATGCAGTTGGAACAACAGCTGGTGGCCGCAGCCCCTAAAGTCGATTTTGCCGACCGGGTATCAGTGGCCAATGGAATCCTGATCGGGAACTTTGCAAAGGTCGTTGGACTTAAGCAAAACGCCCTTTTCTCATGGTTGCGCCAGAACGGCATTCTCATGGCTTTTGGAGCGCGCAAAAACGTACCGCGCCAACAGTACATCAACGCCGGGTATTTCACGGTGAAAGAAGTGGTGCTGGATGATGAAAATGGCTACCAGATACGGCTGACGCCCCAATTAACGGGTAAAGGCCAGCAGTGGTTAACTCGCAAGCTACTTGATGCTGGTTTGTTAAAACCAGTAGCAATAGGTTAACAAAAGAAAAAACCTGCCAGCAAACTGGCAGGTTTCTGAGCAGATCGTCCAACCCGATCTGGATCGAGTCAGAAAAATTTACTCTAATAAATTTCGTTTTCTAATTGCAAAGAATCACCATTTCGAGCTGGTGATTGAAGGTTGATGCAAATTTGGAGAAAAAATGCAACAAACATTCAATGCGGATATGAATATATCAAACCTTCATCAAAATGTCGATCCTTCAACCACTCTGCCTGTTATTTGTGGTGTTGAAATTACGACCGACCGCGCTGGCCGTTACAACCTTAATGCTCTACACAGAGCGAGCGGACTCGGTGCCCATAAAGCGCCAGCTCAATGGCTAAGAACGCTGTCAGCCAAACAGCTCATCGAAGAGCTTGAAAAAGAAACTATGCAGAATTGCATAGTTTCGTTCGAAGGCCGTGGCGGCGGCACTTTTGCCCATGAATTGCTCGCTGTGGAGTACGCAGGCTGGATTTCTCCCGCGTTTCGGCTGAAGGTAAACCAGACATTTATCGACTATCGAGCCGGAAGATTACAACCTGCTATTCCGCAGAGTCTCCCTGAAGCTCTCCGTTTGGCTGCCGACCTGGCAGAGCAAAAGCAACGGCTGGAGCAAAAAATGCTTATGGATGCGCCTAAAGTCGAATTCGCCGAACGCGTTGCTACCGCCAGCGGGGTTCTAATCGGCAACTATGCCAAAGTGCTCGGCCTGGGCCAAAACTATCTCTTCACCTGGTTGCGTGATAACGGAATTCTGATCGCAACCGGTGAACGCAGGAACGTCCCCAAACAAGAATACATATCCCGTGGGTATTTCACCCTTAAAGAAACCGTGATCGATACAAGCAATGGAAGCAGGATTTCTTTCACGACTCGTATAACCGGCAAAGGTCAGCAGTGGCTGATGAAGCGATTGCTTGATGCTGGTGTGCTGGTACCTGTCGCGGCAACGCGCTAACAGACGTAGTAAGAACCACCAGCATTGTAATGCTGGCTAAAGTCACTTTCCTGAGCTGTATAACGATGAGCGATTTTACTTTTTCTGGCTATGAATTGGCCTGCTTTGTAACACACTCCGGTCTATCTCGTAGCGCCGGGCATATCCTGTCGCAATGTGCAAATCTAGCGGCAACAACCAGTGAATACTTCATTCACAAGCCTCACCGCCTGATCGCGGCAGAAACTGGTTATAGCCAATCAACCGTCGTTCGCGCATTCCGTGAAGCTGTAAACAAAGGAATCCTGTCGGTAGAGATTGTTATCGGCGATCACCGTGAACGCCGCGCTAACCTGTACCGGTTTACACCATCCTTTTTAGCCTTTGCTCAACAAGCCAAAAATGCGCTAATTGAAAGCAAATTAAAGATCTCTTCAGCCGCAACCAAGGTTAAAGCTGTTCTCGCTAAGACATTGGCTTTATTTGATTTTTTATCCACACCCCCATGTCAAAATGATACCCCCTCCCCCTGTCAGGATGACGTGGCAATAAAGAATAAGAAGTCACAAATTAAAAAAACAAAAAGATCAGTTTCCGGCGGTGCCGGAACGACCAGACTCAAAAAATTGACTTCATGGATCGCTGAGGCAAAAGCAAAGGCTGACAATCTGCGGTTATCCAAAAAACGCGCTCAAAAACATGAGTTCAAGCAGAAAGTAGAGGCGGCAGCGCGGAAATATACTTACCTGAAGAACAAGCGTTCTCCTGATATTAGCGGGATATCAAACTTCGATAATCTGCCGCATTGCATGACGGTAAACGAAGCTCTTAATGCGGTTTTCGCCAAAAATAAAGATAACGAAAAATGGGGTATACCGGCAGGATTCAGAGGGTGATAGATTGCTCTAATCTGGAGTCACCTGGCATTTTCAGTTTGAGGTCGGAGATGCAATCTGATTTTTACAGTTAGCGATCACTTTTTGCAGGGCATCGTTGAGACATATCCATATATAAAAACCCAAAGCCAGATCAAAACTTGTACTGATAAAAACACAGCTAACCATCACAACTTGTAACGTTTATAATGAGTAAAAGAGTGATACATTGCTACTTTTACATATTTTTTGACTTAATTCATGGATAGTAATGGAGATGCATAATGACTTATGCTGGCACACAAACAGCAGATAACGCCGGGGATACCATGAAATCGTATGCTATTTGGAATAATAAAGGTGGCGTAGGAAAGACCTACTTATCTTTCGCTATGGCCTGTGAATACGCAAGGCAAAATCCAGAAAAGCGTATTATTTTTGCAGATATGTGCCCGCAGGCTAACTTATCTGAAATATTGCTCGGCGGTAACGGTACTGGTGCTGCTAACCTCGCGAGCTTAATTCAACAACGAAAAACTGTCGGTGGGTACTTTGACAGAAGAACTCGCAGCCCCCACATGCTTACCGGTTCAGAAACAAGTTTCTTAATTCATGTCTCTGAAATTAACGGACATGTCCCTGACAATGTATTTTTGATTGCAGGCGACCCAAGCCTGGAAGTTCAGGCGCAAGTAATCAATCAGTTAAGCAGCGTAAACTTACCAGTTGACTCATGGAAAAGCATCCACCTGTGGCTACGAGATTTGCTTGTTGCATGTGCACAACAACAAGGTATCGAAGAAACCATTTGCTTTATTGATTGCAACCCCAGTTTCTCTGCCTATACCGAACTATCACTGATAGCAGCAAATGCAATTATAATACCTTGCTCAAGTGATGGTTCTTCGGCTCGAGCAGTGGATAACCTAAGCCAGTTGGTTTATGGCGTTGGAGTACAAAACGATTATCGTTCTGTTAACTTTTACGATCGGTGTCAACAGTTTGGTCTAGCGGTTCCTGTCATTCATTCTCTAGTTTTTAATCGTTCGACAGAGTATGACAAACGAGCAAGTAAAGCGTTTTCGGCAATGTTCGACGAAATCAGGGATAGAGCTGAAAATCTGCGGACGAATAAACCAACAGCGTTCCAAGGCGGAAATTTAAAAACGTTTACTGTGCCAGATAACCATTCCGTAGCTATAGTATCTTCCCATCTAGGAAGACCTCTATTTGATATAAAACCAGGCAGATATCAGATCCATGATACTGAGCCACAAATCAATAATGAACCATTAGAAAGATATGGTGCAGCAATCGAACGTCTTGTTCAGAGTTTATAGTGGCTTATCTCACTCATAATGGCTAAAAAAAGGCTGCAACAGAGGTTGCAGCCTTTTTTATAAAATTACATTAACAGACTGGTAGCGATAGTAAATTATTATTCCATCGATTGTCTGCATACGTTCTAATAAACTGCCTTCCACCATTACCAGGATTAACAACCCCAACGTCTACACGATTACCTGCATTATCTGTTACATAGAATGTATGGAGATTATTATCAATAGCATTAATTACCTGCTCAACAGTCCATTTCCCATTGCTAGTATTAAATTGAGGACTTCCCACATGAGTAATATGCTCATGGATTGATTGCGAGCCGGAGAGGGTAATGCAAGTAATGCGTACATCAGCCATATATACTTCCTTTATTCTATAGATTATAGGAATTGCGTTGTCCAAAAAACAAACAACACAATAACAATAAAGAAACATACACACAACAAAAACTAACGCTATTTATTGATAGATTTGCCTGATGAATGCTAGCTCTCTTTGCTGCCTAGCACTCAAACAAATAACAGAAGAAAGCCCCAGATAACATTACGCGTCCTGCAAGACGCTTAACATTAATCTGAGGCCATATCCATGCTTAGCATATCTAGATTAACCCTCTCCCCTTTTAAGGAGCAAGGAATTTTACTGCTATGCCGCCTTTCCAGTTATGGATTCAGCGACAAGAACAACCCCATGCTTACTTCGATCTGGGTGTTCACTCCATATCTCAGATTCAGGAATACTTACCCCGTCATAGCAAACACGTTCGCCGTCAAACGGGTAATACTGAGCGGCATCGGTGTCGAGGATAAACACTTTTAGCTCGGAAGAGCGACGGGCGATGTGTTGCCAAAGAGCTTTTCCACCTTCGTATTGCTCATTATCACTAAGCAAAACAACACCAGCTTTTGAGGCTACGGTTTCGTAAACAAAAGTAGCTAAACCGACATCACGGACGGTTCCATCAACCACGATACCTTCAATCTGGGCAACATCGCTATCCTCCCAGAACTTCCTTACCAGTACGCCTTCAAGCTGCGGGCGACGTTGAAGTTCAAGAGTAGCGACAACCTTATGGCGCATATCACCATCGATAACAGAAGGCGCAGCCTCTATTACAGCTGCAAATGGGGTTTTGGAATCCCATATAACCTGGTAAAGCACACCCTGGATGGTAACTCCGTCCAGGATCGAAAATCGACGAGCGACAGTACCCGGGGAGTACGACATTGGAATCACAGCCATTTTAGAGTCCCCCTTTAACAGTACAGGCACAAACATCTACCTCAATAATTGTAGTTTATTAGAACATTAATAATCTAACATAAAACTCCAGACAATGTTATCGATGCATGTTTATATAAAATAGTTATAAAAAAAGCTCCCGCAGGAGCTTTAAAATACAAGGGATGACTCTTAATCCCACTCAATCCAGTTGTAAACGATACGAAGTGACGGACGCACAGCGGCAGTCACATCTTCGGTACTAAAGTCGATTGCATCACTGTAGATTTTGCAGTCCAACATTTCAATTGTTGTAGCAGCTTTTGTCACAGCGTTAACCCCGGAAGATTTGGATTCAGGGGTAGCAGCCATCGTGATATCAACATAGTCCTTCGCCGCAATGCGATCTTTAATGAACTGAAGAATATCGCCTTCGATAGTCTCCACGCACTGGACCTGGATTTCCCCAGAGTTTCGAATTGGACCGTGCTGGTTGAACTTCACACCATTCGGACCATAGTCCTCCACATCCTCGCGGGTCATTTCAGGAATTTGCGACGTGCGAACCAGTACGCTGATATCTTCATGGCCTGCAAAAGTGAGCTGGAATTCAGAAGATACCAGTCGTTCGCCTTTGGCCGCGTTGGCAGTATAGCGGCCCTTAATAAATTTACGGTTTCCCTTAGTGTTATTGTGCCCCATATAAAATCCTTTTACTGGAACGCCCGAACAATATCGGAGCTGTTATATATCGAAGAACCGGTCAACTGGAGGTTGACGGTGTTTTTCAGGAAATGCCCATTGCTGTCCCTGGGCGCATCGAGATCGAAACTTATGTCCTGGATAGCGACATCAATGATGTTGATCCGGCGACCAATGTTTAGCGTCACACGCTCCGGGATTCGACCACCAATACTGGCATCTTTAAGTTCCGGGCTAATCATCGCTGACAATGCGGCGATAGCTCCTGAAACCTCCGTGAATGGATCAAACAAAGCGATGAAAGTTACTGGCAGCGTGAAAGTTGGCGGTGTTCCCCCCTCCCAAACCATTAAGCTGTTCCAACGGGCCACCGACGTTGTTTCAGTACCAACCTGCGCAAAACCACTGAAGGCACCAGCAACAGACCCCATGGACATACCGGTAAACGGCGCTTCCCAATTCTGGGCCATGTTCATTGCTGCCCCCTGGCTGATATATCCGGTAACCTGGTACTGAGAGTTCGTTAAAGTAACTTTCAGAAATGGCGATACACCGTCAGCCTGGCTGTAAACCCCATAAGGTATAGGTGCCATTCAAGTTAAAGGCCGGAGTTCTCCGGCCTCCTCCTTTAGCCAAGGCGCTTACGGCGCAGTTTCATTGACTTTTTGCGGGCAAGTTTTGCCGCACCCGTCTGGGCTTTTCGACGCGCTTTTTTCAGCGCCGATTTTTGAGCCGCAGTCAGACGTTTTTTACGCAGGCGTTTACGGATGAGTTTGATCTCACCGTTACGAACAACCTTCTTAAATGCTTCAGTCAGCATTTCATCAGAAGTGCCAGCAACAACAAACGCCGCTTCCAGTTCGTCACGGTCGTCGCTATCTAAACCAGCGATAGAGGCACCAACATCAGCAGCTGCGTCGTCGTCTTCATCGTCAGCCAGTGCTTCGATCAGGTCATCATCTACACCGCATGCTGCGAGGAAGTCAGCAACATTTGCCCATGCTTCGTTATAGGCATCGTCCTGTTCTTCTGTAACTTCGGAGTCGTCGTCATCAGAGATACCAGCGATAGCCTGAACGAAACCATCAAGGGAGTCGAAAGTCAGATCACCGCTATCAGCCCAGGCGAAAACGGCGTCGGCCGCATCACTCAACGCATTCTGCATAGCACTTCGATTTGCAGCTTCCAGAATCATCTGGTGCGCCTGTTCGACGGTCCATTCTTTACCGTCTTTCCCTTCCAGGATTTGCTCAGGAGCCGGGGCAGATGGAACGTTATCGTTAGTCTGTGCCGCCGGTTCCGGATTATTATTAATAACCGGATCTGTTGGCGGTTCGGCGCTTGCTCGGGCAGACTCCATCAGCTGCACAGGATCAGAGTTCAAAGCGAAACGAGACAGTCCATTCCCCAAAAATGCCCCGGATTGAAAAAAGTTTTTGCTCATTGTATTCCCTTACTTAATAAGCAGCGGTACGCCCTGGATACGACGGGCTACGCCAGTCGGGCAGCAGGCCCAGACTACTTCCCATTTATCGAATTCCGCCTGCGTAACTTTCAGCACATACGGTTCTGTACCGTCAGCATCAGGATCACGAGGAGCCACCAGAGCGCCGGAGGCGACAAAGCGATCCAAAAGTTTGGTCATCCCTTTAGTCAGACCAGCGGCAGTAATACCGTCAGGGCTATGCTTCATCTGGCGGGCTAACTGGACAAAGAAACGGCTGATTGCATTCATCAGGGATGGGACGTGCTGGAAGTGCAGATAGTTATCCTGCGTGCAGCAAGTTAAAGCATCGTCGATGATCATCTGGCCAGAGGTGCCAACAGATACTTTATTGAGGCGGCCCTTAACCATTGCTTCTTCGTCCGGGGTATCTTCCGGATACAGCGGTTGAATTGACGCACGAGCAATGACGGCACGTTCTTCACCAGCCGGTGAGTAATGCCAACCGCCGACATCAGAGTTTTTCTTGACGCCACGAGCTTTCGCCGCATACGCCGCGCCAGACAGACCGAAGACCACACGGGATTGGGTCCATTTGTCTTTGCAGGAGAACGGGAAGTGATAGACAGCACAGCTTACATAATCGGTACCAAGTAAACCGGTATCTTCAACAGCAGAGAGCGCTTCCGTATACGTCAATGTCGGTTTGACATCAAAGAAGCCATCAATCAGGCGATCAGAACAAATATTACCTAACGCGGTGATCGCCGCATTGTCATAGCAACCCAGGCCGAGAACAGCGGTGTACATGTACGGCGCATTGTTCAGCACTTTCACCGCACGCAGGTACGCAGCGGTTGAGATTTTCGACTGATCACCGTTGGTACCACCAGTGAACGCCAACGATTTTTTATTTGTTACTTTCGCCGTCGAAATCAGCTCTTCATTAACAACCGCGCGCAGATATTTAGAACGGGCTTCCAGAGCCGTAGGCAGATAACACAAGCGGCCCATGTCATCTTTCGCTTCTTCCGCCAAAGACACAGTGTGTGTCTCCAGGGTCGTTACCACGCCGAGCGAAGTCGTCTGGGTCAGTTTTAAGAGGAAGCGTTCATTACCCGCGCTGTCCGCTGTTGCCGTTTCGATGGTTAACTCACGGGTAGGTGAAATACACGGATCACCATCATCAACGTAGATAGCAAAGGCTTCGCCACTATCAAGTTCAATTTCAGAACCGTATGGCAACGCACTGTAAGCCGGTTCGCCTGATTCATCGAACATAATAATCGGGAACTTCGCATCATCCGGAACAGCACGAACAACATAACCTGACGTTTGCTGAATAGCTTCGTATACATGGCGAATTGGTTCGAACTGTGAGCCGGAAGACGGCTTCAGCGGTTCGCCGAGAACATCTTCGTAATTGGACTCAGTAACCGCAAGAACAGTAAACGGCTTGCCACGCGCAAATACGCCAATACCAGCCCACAAGCTGCTATTTAATGCAACACCGGTAGATAACGTCGCATCGGCATTGATCGGGCTAACCGCGACGCCGGATGCATTACCTAATGACTGTTGAATTGAATATTGAGACATAACTTTCCCTGTTATGCGCCCCGCACGGGGGCGCTATGTTAAACGGAGAACTTCCCCTGATTACTCAGAGTCACCGGCATCAATCGTGTCGCCGCTAATGAAGTTAAGCCCGCCTTTTTTGGCCATTGTCAGCGTTACACGAGTGAAGTAATCAGCGCCGTTGCGTGGGTGCATATCGTTGATAGCCGAACCCCACAGTGTGGTACGGTTGACCAGCGCCGGAGTGGTCGGATGCTGGAACGGGATAGCCGGGACAGCATCACCAGTCACGAAGCCTGCTTTACCCGGATTTTCATCACGGACGTAGCACAGCACATCCATCGAGCTGAACTGAATGTTCTCTGTCGTTAAGTTCTTACAAATACCAGCAGGTACTTCGTACACTTTCACGTTACCGAACAGGGTACCGATGTAGTGAACATACGGAGTCTGGATATAGTCTTCGGCTGGCTGGAAGAAATCCTTCGGCAACTGTTTGAAGAAAGATGCTGCATCAGCACCAGCAAACATCCCCATCGCACCAGAAGATTTAACGCGCTCAATAATGTCGCGATATACAGTCTGGAATTTGCCACGAATGATGGTTGCCCATACATCAAAGGACTGGTTAACCGGCAGAGCGATGTCAAAGGTGTCGGTCGCAAGAGTACGCCAGATCATGATGCGAAGACGCAGCATATCCTGTTCATGAGACAGGTATTCCTTCAGGGTGCGGAACTGTAGGGAACCCAGGTCCAGACCAAATTCACGCTGTGCTTCATACGCCGCCTGTACCGTGTGCTCAGCCGCGATAACGAACTGGCTTGGGAACAGGGTGTATTTCTTCATTTCGTGGTTGATCAGCGGGATCAGCTCAGGAGCGGCTTCAATATTGATTTCCGTCTCAATTGCGATCTCAGTGCCTTTATCCGGCGCTTTGGAGAACGACAGGGCAATCTGACCAATGTTGTAGTTCAGAGAGCAGGTAACAGTGATTTGCTCACCAGCAGCATTAGTAAACGAGTGAAGTAGGCTGCCGGAACCGTTATCAACAACAGACTTAATACGGTTAACGTAGATATTAGTGCGACCTTTTCGGATTGGTACATTCTGGCCTTCGAAGTCTTCCATCTTGAAGGTTGCGGTTTTGCTGGTGCCATCGGAGCTTGCCACCAGCACATAGCGGCGGCGTAACTGGCTGTACACACCGACGGATTGCATGTCCAGAACATCACCAGCAGCATAAGAACCAAAAGAGGAACCTGCCACGTTAAAGACTTCATAGATGTCGGACTGGTCACGCGTAACCGGAATGAAGGTACACGCATCAGCGGTAGCTGCCCCCAACTGAACAGGCAGGATCATCGCGAGGAATAAAGGCAGACGCATAACACCGTCAGAAACGCTCATCATCTCTGCTGCGACGGATTCCAGCATCGCTTTATTAGTGGCATCCATGCTATTGCGGGTGGACTCAATCAGGCAGTTTTCCAGCGTCTGGTGGCAGGAGGCCAGAATTTCCGGACGCGGCATAGATTTATGTGCTGCGGCGTAGTCAGCCAGTGCACTTGCCCACGCTGTAGCGATTTGAGCGGTGGCATTATCAGAGATACCCGCAAAAACCGGGTCTTTACGTGCAGCTTCAAGGATAGATGCGGCACGCGCGGCATCATCTTTAATGAATTGGTTATCAGTACCGAACTGCGCAGTGCTTGCCCAGCCAAGCACAGCTTTAGAGCGTTTTGCGATATCTGCAATACGATTCTGGTATTCGCGTAAGTTACTCAATTTACTCTTCCTTAAACACAAGGCACTTGTGTGAATCCCTTTTCGGAAGAGATTTTATTGAAAGTCACTTGTTGACTTTCTCGTGACAAGCAATTTTTTTATTTTTTTCGGGAGTAGGGGAAGAAGGTAAAATCCAAGGTGAAATCGTGGCGATTTCACCTTGAAATTTTAGATGGATTTACTTTAAAAACAGCAGGTTAATAGTGAAATTTGAATGGCGAAAGTTTAAGGCTTCGGCTTTTTATCGAGGCTCTTTCTAAGGATATGCACAATCATCCTGTCGAGTTCTTCCTGTAGCTCTTTTGAAAGTCGATTAAACTCATAAGAAAATGCACGGCCTTTCACGCGCTTCCTTGCAAAGCGATCCTTGTCCTCAAATTTCCATAATTCAGTAACTACGGACTTATCTTTAGAACCTTTATCCGTGAGTAGTGAGGCTTCCTTTGTTATCAAGCGCAGGATTTTATTTTTAACTTCATCTTCGGCCATTTCTTCAATGGATAAGATGTCGTTTATTTCCGGGGATATGTTTTGAATAAGCTGATCAAACTCTAAATTCTTGTTCCCCATTTCGTCGCCAACAGCACAAAGCGTTTTGTAGTCCGAAAAGGTTAATTCCGACTGCACAGGGAAAAGGGCGACTAATTCTTCCGGAGCACTCGCTGCCTGGAGAGCACGCGTGACCTTCGCCTGAGACAGCCCTTCTTTGGCTGCAATATCCTTCTGACTCATCCCATCATTTTTCATTCGCATCAAACGCAGACCTATTTCTCGAATGCTGTGCTGCAATGCTGTCTGAACGTCTTTCGCTAAATTTTGCGCTTCCTGAACGCTGATCTCCTGGTCCGTGACTAAAACCCGCAACCCTACGTTCTCTAAGATGGCAGAAGCTCGACGCCGGGAACCATCCAAAATTTCAATTTTCCCTGTAGCCCGTCTAACACCTATTGCAGGGTAAAATTGCTGATGCTTAATAGTGCTTCGGATACTTTTTAATGATTTTGGCGTAAGAGATGCCTGGTCACGCCCGTTGTTATGCTGATCAACAAAGGTATCGCTTTCTACCTGGTTCGGAGGTATTACCTCTTCAATAAATGTGGCCTGGCGACCAGTTGATAACTTGAATACCTGCTCGACTCGATCGCCAGAGGCTGAAGAACTATCAAATCCGCTTAATATTGAAGGATTAAGGGTTCGCCCAATTGTTGGTCTGTTTTTCTTTGACATGGGGGTTTCTTACTCCTCAGTTAGATCTGATAAATTCAATACGGTCAAAAACTGCTTTAGCAAAATCTTCCGCGGCAATTCGCGCGTTCTTCAATGCATCAGCACTACCAACATACGTTGCCGGGTTAGCTGAAATAACAGTGTCAAAAGACTCGCCGCAGCGTTCAAAACCGTCAAGGCGAGGGAGGACGACATCAAGCATATCCCCACCGAACACTTCTTTAGCCAGGCTATGGCAATACTTATGGTCTGCCTTGTTACTCAACTTGGACATAAAACCAATGTTAGTCGCAAGCTGGCACTCGCAGCCTTCATCCGAAATGAGTTTCACCAACTCAGGAAGGCGGGCAACGTATTTAAGCGATGAGTGGAAATCAACCGTTGCAGGCGGCAGAGGTGTAAACAGTATATTGGCCGAGGCCAAAGCATTTTTCAGGAAGGCGTCAAGGTGAGGACCACTATCAACGAGGATAAAGTCATAATCGCTCTTCAGCTTATCAATCACATTTTCTTTCAGGACTGCATGGATGTTCTGACCCGGTAGATGCTCATTGCACAGCTCTCTCCAATCGGATGCAATAAAGGCATCGTCAATCGACGCAGGCATAACGTCAACCCCAGGTACAACAGAAGGAACAATAAACTCCTCTAACAGCTCTTCACGGCTTACATTCTGCAACATAGCCTGTGCAGATGTTGCGTTTACGATACCAATAGAGTGTTTATGGCTTAAAAACATCGTTGCTGAAGATTGCGGATCAAGGTCAATAACCAGAATTCTTAAATCTTCCATCAGAAGATGAGGGTGGGCACGCATTGCATGCGCCAGAGAAACCGTCGATACAGTTTTTGACACACCGCCTTTAAGATTGGAGATGAAAATCACATACGCTTCGCTGTAGCGATCCCGGTATTTTGGCACTCCGCGATGTTCATATATGTCAATGATGTTCTGAATTGACATCGCATATTTCATTGAAGAGCCAGCAGGGCGTTTATCGAAAACATAACCCTTTTCTTCCATTTCACTTACGGCATAGTCAACGTTCGCTCGAGTCAGTAGAGGCAATTTTGCCAGTGCCGCTTTCGCATAGACCTGGTAAAACTCGTTCGCGTGTAGCTCATCCTTTTGCAACTGTACTTGTTCAGTCAGAACATTGAGCATTCTGTTTGCTCTTTGAGCAACCTTGTGAAGCTGGCTGGAATCACTCATCGAAAGTCATCCTTTATGCTGTATTTTTGAATTTAATTAAAAATGCTGCATAAAATAATAATGTATGCGTAGATGCTTGTACATAGCATTCCCTGCATGTTTACTCCTTTGCCAAGTGTGTCACAACATGCTTTGGCATCCTCCACGCATAAAGGACGCGGATTTCTTCTATGTTCAGGTTGTAGCCTGAATCATTTTGGTGATTTCCTGCTTCAACGGGCAGCCAGGCTTCACTCTCTATCAACTGGTGAGAACGGCTTGCCCGGAAGCTTCGATGTGTGCTGGAGGGAGAATAAAAGTCTAAGATGTGCGATAGAGGGAAGTCGCATTGAATTATGTGCTGTGGAGGGATCGCTGGTATCAAATATGTGTGCTGGAGGGAAAGACAGAGAATTACATGTGCACTGGAGGGAAAAACGGATGGACAGATGTGTGCTGGAGGGAAAGTCTGAGCAAACTGCGGGGCGTCCCCCTCCAGCGCACATCAAAAACGGGAAATTGGACAAGCCTTCCCGGCAGCACACATTTTTTGAATGCAGCTGCCCTCCAGCACACACTTATTCGGGGAGTTTCAGCTTTGGATTGCGAGAATGGACGATTACAAAACTTTCCCGGCCTTTCTTCTCAATTGAACAGTCGAGATAGCCGATTGTTTTAAGCTGTTCTATCGCTTTCTTAATGATACGGTTTTGCTCGCCAACAGCTGACTGCAAAGCCAGGCGCTCACGGATTCGCGCGAACGATAGCGGCAACGGGTTCTGCGGAAGGCTTTCGATGAAAGTGTAAATGGCTTGTGCAGCTTCTTTCTTCGGAAGGGCACGCAAGGCGTGGTGTTGCAACAGAACGCGATAATCAAGCTGGAACAGCTCCCACAGCTTCGAATCAGCCTCCAGCTCTATCAGATCAAGGTCAGCATCAAAACGTCCGACCTTCAGCAGACCAGTCTGATAGCCGCCTTTAGCATCTTTTCCGCGCTTAAAAGCGATACCCTTGTTACGCAAGCGTCCAAGTGATTCATGAATGGTTAAACGCAGTTTCGCATCCAGACGTTTTGAGGGGAAACCACAGGCTTTAGCGAATTCCTGAAACGATAACTGGATGGTGTTTGAGGACAAGCCGTATTTGCTGAACGCGTAGATGACACCGATCCACGTTTTGAAATCAGTATCCATATCGAGTCGAGGACCGGTGATTTTAATATCATCGTAACCCTCGGCTTTAGCTATCTCCAGCTGGGAAAACGCTTTGGTGGCATCAATCTCTTTACTTTCTCCTTTGCTCTTTGATGGCTTCGGCACGAATACCCCCAAGCGCATCAACGCTACAGGCTGCACAGTGTTGTTTGAATTAACTGTTAGTTCTTTTGCCTTACTTTCAATGTCTGCGTAAAGAATATCGGAGATAAAAGATTGATTCATATTACTTTTTCCGAATTATGTGGATAGCTTTTATAAGTGGTGATAACTACCCAGGCTTTCCCGTCAGCACACATCCTATATCCCGCCAGCACACATTAGCAACCCGTCAGCACACATTTTTATCCCGCCAGCACACATCGTTTTCCCTCCAGCACACATCGCGATACACTTCTAAGCCAGACGTGGCGCGGCCTGCAACGATCAGGGATCTATATGGATCTAATTGGGATCTGTATGGACCTAATTATTGGATCTACCCAGTGGATAATGTGGATAAGTGAAAAACCGGCCAACATAGCCGGTTGGAAGGAAGGGTATTATTCTACGCTTTCGATAAGAAGACCATGTTCATAACATTTAAGCTCATCGCCTTCGTACAGGAATTGGTATCCAATACCACCATTTTCATGAACATTAGGGAATAACTCATAACTCACTGAAGAGCAAATCACACCAATGCAACGATCAACGCCTTCTCGTTCTTCAGTGCTGAAAAAATCCTCTTCGGTAAGAACATGAGTACATTGCTCATCAGCATAGGTCGGAAATACATGCTCGATGCAATCCGGGTGTTTTAAACCAAGCTGATCGGCAAGCTCGAAAGCATGACGGTATTGTTCAGATCCTGGCTTGCCAACAGTGATGTGCTCAATTTTGTAGATTGAAGTCGCTTTGTTGATAGTTTGCTTTACTGTTACTTTATCAGACATAAAAATCCCTTTTAGTTACCGCTGATAGCGCGGTTGTAATCATTAACGTTGCGATTCTTCCTGTTAATCCCCATCAGCATCGTTTCTGTATCGAGGATATACGCTGGCAGATCATCAAAATATTCACTGCTAAACTCTGGCATTCTGCACATAAATGCACTTTTGGGGGCAGGGTGGTTAACCTTTGTCGGCGTCGGCGTTAAATTCGCTGATCGACTCCCAGAGCAACCGCTGAGTGTCAGCAGGAATGCGCTGGCGAACATTACCCGCCGCAACCAGTTGTTTCTGAACTTCAGCTTTTCGTTCCATTTGCCTGTCAGCATACTTGGCTTGCTCTGATTCATTTTTCACTTCCTGGCTGTGAAAATGTTGATCTGCTTTGTTCATCGTCTCAATGGTCTGGTTAAGATCCATTATTGACTTATCACGTTCCTTAACAGCCTGATCAAGACTGCCAATTTTCTCGATGGCTTGCTTTAGCTGATGACGTTCCCATGCAAACCCAGCACCAACAAGTGCGCAAATCAGAACAAGAACACCAGTAGCAGCAAGTTTCTCCTTCAAAGACAAAGCTGTTTTTAACGTAGAAAAGAATGACATGTCTTCCTCCTGAAGAAAAATTATCAATGAAGTCCTTTGTTACTGTGCCGCTTTGTTTAATTCATCAAGAACAGAATCAGGAACCAAAGCAGCAACTGCGCTGGCTGTGCTGGCCTTATTTGCTGATGCTTCCGCAAGCGCAGTACCGATAGCATGGTTATAAGCAGTTATGGCTACATTGGCGCTTTCATTCGCTCGTTCATACTGCTGTTGTAACGCAGTTGTGGGCGCTGTTGTCTGGTTGAAAACAACCCCAAACTGTTCAGTTGCTACTTTCAGAGATTCAATTTGCTCTTCTGTTAGTGCTGGTGGGGGAGTGGCAGTGCCGCCGCCTGAACCAGAGCCTGACGAGCTTCCTGAGCCAGTGTTAAGGGTCTGGTTAATCTCCCCCATAGCAGCGATTAAACTTGATGTATTAAGCGCGTTTACAGCGTCCTCAAGCGATTTAGTAATAGTCACATCACCAATGGCAATAGAGATCGGCAGTTCTGATACTTCTCGCTCATTAGCACGGCAGTAAACATCCCAACCAATATCGAGTTGAAGCAGCATTGACAGATCTGCATAACCAGCCAACAGGTCCGCGTGCTTAGTTGCCAGTTCGACAATGTTCGTTAAGCCGGTTGTGGTTGTTCTGATCGTTGAAACATAGCTGGTAATAGTGTCGGGATAGACAATTGTATCCAGAATTAATCCGGTCAATTCTTCTGCAAGCAGTTTTGCTGTGTTAGCACTGTTTCGTGCCGATGTTATGGCACCAGGTGTTTTCATCCCACCGGCGGCGGCCAATTTTTTATATGCGGATAACTGGTAGTCTTTTTCCAGCATGATATCTCCTAACTTACCTGAACCAGGCCGTCTCCGGACGCTACGGTAGATCCGCATGAAACAGGGTCACCAACGCATACGATCCCTTTACCATTGACGGTAAACCATGCCCTGGTTGATATAGCTTGCCCACCGTGCGTACTGTTTCCATCGGTATGCTGTGCATATTGCTTACCATCAACTAACACTTCGACTCCGTTGACTTTAAGTAGTGGTTCACTCTCTACAGGAGGCCTAGATGGGAATCCTCCGTGCCCCGAACAAATGCTGTCTTTTGTTGCAATACTTGCCACGTCATCACCAATTATTTGCTCTGATTTTTGTTATTTTAACTCAGGTTGTTTGTGGTCTACATGGAGTTCAACTATTGCAAAATTGCTCTAATAAATATTGTTTTTTATGTCGTATTTTCGGTACCATTCAGCCATCGCCCTTCAATGGGCATTTGTTTGGAGTCGTCAGATGCAGATGGAGCTAATAAGCCGCAAAGAGTTCGATAGCCGTGTAACCAGCGGTGAACTCGACAACTTGCAGGCTATCAAGGTGAAAGAAGGCTTTTGCCTCATTGGGAATCAGAGCGGAACAAATCGCGTTTTTATGCTTCGCCGTACGGATTTGAAGCCATTTGTCTGGAAGAACGAAATTGGTCCCAGCTCATACGCTCAAACGAGGGGGTGCCACAACCTGGCCTTTTTCTACAAAGACGAGCTTTCTGTGGTTGATATTCAAGGGTTACAACATGTTTAAGCACTGGAAAAACATTACTATTTATAAACTTTCTCGTGAGGCGGATCTGACCGACTTAGAAGATAAAAAGAAAATGATCCTTTTCACGCCATGCGGTAGTCAGGATATGGCTAAGTTCGGTTTTGTATCGCCATTTGGTGATAATTCCGAAGTTATCGCTATGCATGGAAATGGTTTTATCCTTGTTGAAGCAAAGCGCGAAACAAAAATTCTTCCCCCGCCGGTTATCCAGCGAGCTATTCAAGAAAAAATTGAAAAACTTGAGCAAGAACAAGCGCGTAAACTGAAGAAAACAGAGAAGGACTCCCTGAAAGACGAAGTTCTGCATTCTCTTCTGCCACGGGCTTTTTCAAAGTTTTCTGTTATCCAGGCGATCTACGACGGTTCAACTAAACGTATCTATATCAATGCCAGCGCGCGGCAGGCAGAGGATATGCTCGCGCTTATGCGTAAGTCTCTTGGTTCTCTTCCTGTTGTTCCCCTGAGTGTTGAAAATCCCATTGAATTAACGCTGACCGACTGGGTACGTGATGGTAGTGCTCCACAGGGATTTCAAATGGGGGATGCGGCAGAACTTAAGGCAGTGCTTGAGGATGGCGGTATTGCCCGAGTGAAAAAGCAGGATTTGGGAAGCGATGAAATTTCCACACACCTGGAAGCTGGCAAGCTCGTCACTAAGTTGGCACTCGACTGGCAGAACCGCATTAAATTTACACTGGACCATAACTTCAGCCTTACCAGCGTCAAATTTGCGGATGAATTGCTTGAGCAGAACTCTGATATTGATAGTGAAGATGTTGCGCAGCGACTGGACGCAGATTTCTTCCTGTTAACCAGTGAAATTTCGTGCCTGGTTGATGCTCTGGTAAATGCCCTTGGTGGAGAGGCTAAGCAGTGAAAGAGCTGTGCTATGGATCTGTTTGCAGTGGAATTGAAGCCGCGAGTATTGCCTGGGAACCGTTGGGTATGCGTCCGGCGTGGTTTGCTGAAATCGAGCCTTTTCCATCTGCCGTTCTTGCGCACCGCTGGCCCCATGTCGCCAACCTTGGCGACATGACAAAACTTGCCAAAAAAGTCCTGGCTGGGGAAATCGAATCCCCTGATGTGCTCGTCGGGGGAACACCTTGTCAGGCATTCAGTATCGCGGGCTTACGTGGTGGGCTTGATGATGAACGCGGCGCGCTAACTTTGAAGTATGTGGAGCTTGCAAATGCAATTGACGACAAACGGTCTGAGTCCTTCCTCAAACCGACAGTTATCGTCTGGGAAAATGTCCCAGGAGTCCTGTCATCGGCAGATAACGCCTTCGGATGTTTCCTTGCCGGATTGGCTGGAGAAGATGCGCCATTTGAACCAGGTGATCGACCTGAATCAGGAAAAAGTAACGCGTTCTGGCGGTGGGATGGCAAAACCGGTTGCCATGCTCCAAAGTGGCCGCAGTGTGGTTGTATTTATGGACCGCAGCGAAAGGTGGCCTGGAGAATCCTTGATGCCCAATACTTCGGAGTGGCACAACGACGCCGACGCGTGTTTGTTGTCGCAAGTGCTCGAACAGACCTCGATCCCGCAACGGTACTTTTTGAGTTCGAAGGCGTGCGCCGGGATATTGCGCCGAGCCGAAAAAAGAAGGAAATCGCTTCCGCCATTATTGCAAATGGCGCTGCAATCAGTGGCGAAAGCCTAAATCCATGCCTACACGCTGACATTCCACCCGGTATGAAATCGACGAAAGCCGTAAACGCTTTCAGGATGGCAGCATTTGGGGAATATATTGACGATGAAACCGCATCGACAGTAAAGGCAAGAGATTTTAAAGATGCCACTGACCTTGCCGTTTTTAGCAGCACAGGAGCAGGTTTTTGGTCAGAAGGGCATGGTACATTGCGGGCACGTGAGCAAGAAAGCCATGAGCATCTTGTTACATTGGCTTTTCCTGAGCGTATGAGCGGTACACAACATGCTGCAACTAAGAATACTTCACCATCTCTAATGGCTAAAAATCCAACAGCTGTTTGCTATGAAGTAAGAAACGCAGAAGTAGCTGTCCGCCGTCTTACCCCTGTCGAATGTGAAAGGCTGCAAGGTTTTCCTGATGGGCATACGTTGATCCCGACGGAAAAGCGTAAAAAAGTTAATTCAGATGAACTGGCATATCTTCGCAATCACTATCCAGATTTAAGCGAAGAAGAGGCCGCGATGCTTGCAGCTGACGGACCGCGTTACAAAGCGATCGGCAATAGTATGGCAATACCAGTAATGCGCTGGATTGGCGATCGGATTACTAAGGCCGTATGTCGGCAGAAAGAAGGAAGTAAAACAAAAGAGCGAAAAGTTAAACCAGCGGCAGAATTCGAACGGTCCATATTCAAATGGGCTGGTGGAAAATTTGGTGTTCTGGAACAAATCTTTCGCTATTTGCCAGAAGGGAAGCGCCTGATTGAACCTTTCGTTGGTGGCGGAGCTGTCTTCATGAATGCCGGATACCAGGAAAATCTGCTAAATGATGTGAATGCTGACCTGATTAACTTTTACAAGACTCTGCAACGCGAGGCGCATTCACTTATCACTCTGGCACATCGTTTCTTCCAGGACTACAACACACAGGAAGGATACCTGGCAGTACGGAATGCGTTTAACAAACAAGTCTATGATGATTTACATCGCGCAGCGGCGTTTTTGTTCCTGAACCGACATTGTTTTAACGGATTGACGCGTTACAACCAGGCCGGTGAGTTCAATGTCGGTTATGGGAAGTATAAAACTCCGTATTTCCCATTACAGGAGATGGAAGCCTTCCTCGGTGCGGAAGGGCGGTCTGAGTTTGTATGCGGTGATTTTGCAGCGGTGATTGAAGCTGCCGGAGAAGGAGATGTCATCTTTTGCGATCCGCCGTATGAACCGCTTCCAAATACAGAGGGATTCACGAACTATTCCGGTCATGACTTTAAGTTTGAAGAGCAAAAACGCCTGGTGTCTCTGTTGACGGATGCTCATCGTCGAGGTGCAAAGGTTCTCATTACTAACAGTGGCGCGCCAAATATCAGAGAGCTTTATCATGACAGTGGCTTCAGAGTGGAACCTCTTTTTGCCAGACGTTCTGTGTCTTGTAAGGGGGACACTCGAGGTGTAGCTCATGACGTTTTAGGTATATTGCTCTAATAAATTTATTAGTGTAATATCACCTCAATGAATCGTGATTTATAGAGCGATTTAGCTGTTAGCCGCGACAGGCGCGGCGGTAAGCATGGCTGGGCCTAGTCCTCCCAGACAAACCACCGAGTTGCCAGGTTGACCATGCGCCTAAGTGGCAACTCCGAAGTGCGTTACGAGCTTCCAGTTTGCCCATCTTCGGGTGGGCGTTTTTTTTCAGGGTTTTCGTCATGGTTAGCGACTTTGCGGCGGTTTAGAAACTGACCATTAAAGTAAATGCAAACGATGATCTGATGATGGTAGCGGCCTAAGAAGCCAGACGCCACGGGGTATGAGTCGTCCCCCGTCAAAAAATCGACCGCAGAGTGTCCCCGTCTGTGTATTAGGGAACGGGGAGACACAACAGGTAAGGGCGCTGGTGTGATTAACCAGATGAACGAGAAGGGGCCATCTGTTGGTCAGCGTCCTTTCCTGTTGCGTTTTCTTTTCAGCGTAACAGCGGTGCTTAACAGCACTTTGGGTACAGTTCCACGAATTTACGGGTATATCCCGTCATGCTGAAAGCGCTAATCACGCTGGAAGCCAGGGTTATGCATCCCCTGTTACCGAATTGCAGCCAGGGCGCGGTGCGCCGAAAAGCATACGGAGGTGGAAGCCCTCGCCGGAGACGTACCCGGCAAGTGATGGTGTAGCTCAGCGGTTAGAGCGGTTGACTGTTAATCAACGGGTCGATGGTTCAAATCCATCCACCATCGCCAATGCCGGTTTAGCTCAGTTGGTAGAGCGCCTGCCTTGTAAGCAGGATGTCAGCGGTTCGAGTCCGTTAATCGGCACCAGCACAACAGGTAAGGGTATTTTGCGACGTCGGAGATCGCCGAGCTTGGCAGAGGGTTCGAATCCCTACGAAGTACCCTTACCGTTGTGATGAATGCGCAGGCTGATGCGCGAAAGACATTGCAGCTATTGCGGAAAAGAGCTGTTCGGCGGGGCAATTAAACGCCCGTGAGAGTCTGAAATAACCGCAAGCCGGAGATCAGCACCGGTCATCACAACACAACAGGTAAGGGCATTCTCCCTTATGGGGCTTGGCTTAAATGCATCGAGTGCTCTTACCGTTGTGATGAAGTGCAGCTCTTTGAAGCAACCAGAAGATAAGCATCTGGCTTCACAACATAAACCGCAGGAACGACCAATAAACGGTAGTCCGTATGGAGAACACCCCGTTGAGGAAGAGGCCTGGCCGGAACCGTAACCGGCACTACAACGTTGAGAACACTGGCGTAACGGGGTCATATCCCAATCTACGAATAAATGTTGCGTTGCAGCGTGACAACCAGTGTTCTCAACATTGTGGTGAATGCACAGGCTGATGTGCCGCAACTACAGTAGTGCGCGCTTTGCGGGGCTTGCTACAACCCTGTGTCGGAGTTCAGCACCGACCATCACAGTTTGATTCTCTGGCATGAGCATAACGCTGAAATAAGTCCAGTCTGGTGCGGCCCGATCACCCGCCGTTAGCTCCACGAAACGGAGCACGTAACAGGTAAGAGCATTCTCCTGTAACGGGTTCATATCCCAATCTACAGGTCCACCAGGAATGCTCTTTCCGTTGCGGTGAATGCGGCTAAGCGCACGCGGAACAGTTAAAACAATCCTCCTTAATGGTTAAACATTCCGACGTTAATTGTTAACTGGTTAACGTCACCGGGAGGCACTCGGCACCGCAATCTAATAAATATGTCACTTTTATTGAGGGATAACCAATGTTCGGTAAATTGTTCGGCAAGAAAGTCGCTTCTGCAAAAGTAGAGCTGAAAAAAGTTGAGAATCGCGATCTGATGGAGGCCATCATCGGTGGCTGTTTGTTGGTGTCTGCCGCTGATGGTGAAATCGAAAAAGAAGAAACAGCGAAACTTGATCAGCTTGTCCGCTCTAATCCGCGTCTTAGTCATTTTGGTAACGAAATTACTGCAACAATTACCCGCTTTACCGAGCAACTGGAAGCTGGCTTCCGTGTTGGTCGCATGAATATCCTTCGCGAAATTGAAGATATCAAAAACGATCCAAAAGAAGCGGAAGAAGTATTCGTTAACATGCTGACAATTGCAGAAGCGGACGGTGAAATCGAGCCAGCAGAACACAAAGTACTGGAAGAAGTAGGCCGTCGTTTAGGTCTTCGTGTGGAAGATTATCTGTAATGGCAAGCAAGGCACGTATCGCAATCGCCATTGGTTTTCTCTTGCTGTCCGTGCTGGTGGATTTCACCAGCACAATCCTGTCAGTTTTATCGGACGGGGCGTTGGTGGCAGTAGCTGTAACATTGGTATGGCCGATATTAAAAACAGCTTCTAAGGATCAGTGATGGGCTTCTGGGATTTTGCTGACAAGCATCCAATTGTTCTCGTTGTCATTGCTGGCATAGTTGTAGGCGGTATTGCTGGCGTCATAGAAGCACTCAGGAAACAGTAATCCGGCCCTTTAGCTCAGTGGTTAGAGCTGGCGACTCATAATCGCACGGTCACCGGTTCAAGTCCGGTAGGGGCCACCATATTTGGTTGTAACACGGCGTCTGGCACATGCGTCGTTAGCGGTCTGGTGACGTTAAAAGGGGGGAACCTTGCCCCTAGCTCAGGCAACGAACCAGGTAGCCGGAATGTGCAAGCCACCGTTTGTTGTTTCTCGGGTAAAGGGATTCACCATCCTGGCGATTCGGTGTGACAGCCGGGAAGAGTCCGGCGCATTAATCCTGATTTTCTGGTGATGACTCATATCGTTAGGAGTGATTTGAGTATGCCGATTATATCTGACATTCAGCACGCCTGGGTGGAGTGCTAATGTCTGCATCCCCTCTTGAATCCATGCCAAATTCCCTTAGTGCAGAACAAGCTGTACTTGGTGGCTTAATGCTTGATAACTGCCGCTGGGATGAAGTTGCAGATCGTATAGTTGCTGATGATTTTTATACCAGTGCTCATCGTGAAATTTTCAGTGAGATGGAGAGGTTATTAAGTCATGGCAAACCGATTGATTTGATAACACTTGCTGAAGCACTTGAACAGAACGGTAAATTAGAACGCGCCGGTGGTTTTGCGTACCTTGCGGAGATGTCAAAGAACACGCCCAGCGCGGCAAATATTTGTGCTTATGCGGATATCGTTCGTGAACGCGCGGTCGTTCGTGAAATGATTTCCGTCGCAAATGAAATAGCCGAAGCTGGATATGCGCAGGATGGCAGGGGCAGCAATGAATTGCTGGATATGGCCGAGCGCCGCGTTTTTGAAATAGCTGAAAAACGACAAAAGAGCGGTAGTGGTCCAAAAGATATCGCCAGCATTCTCGATGCAACGGTATCTCGCATAGAAGAGTTGTTTCAGCGACCACATGATGGTGTAACGGGGCTTGATACGGGATTTACCGATCTCAATAAGAAGACGGCAGGGCTTCAGCCGTCCGATCTCATCATTGTCGCCGCCCGCCCATCTATGGGGAAGACCACGTTTGCGATGAATCTCGTCGAAAATGCCGCAGTCCGTAACTATAAGCCCGTATTGGTTTTTAGCCTTGAGATGCCGAGCCACCAGCTGATGATGCGCTCACTGGCTTCTCTTGCACGCGTTGATCAGACTCGTATTCGAACAGGGCAACTTAACGACGAGGATTGGGCGCGGGTTTCTGGCGCAATGGGGATTCTGTTGGACAAGCAAAATATTTTTATTGATGACTCAAGCGCCCTGACACCTACAGAGCTTCGTTCCCGCGCTCGTCGTGTTTATAAAGAAAATGGTGGTTTGAGCATGATTATGATCGACTACCTGCAACTTATGCGCGTCCCCGAGCTGCAAGATAACCGAACGCTGGAAATTGCCGAGATTTCTCGCTCACTGAAGGCTTTGGCGAAGGAATTACAAGTACCGGTGGTGGCATTGTCACAACTTAATCGTTCACTTGAACAGCGTGCGGACAAACGACCGGTAAATTCAGATTTACGTGAATCAGGAGCAATTGAGCAGGACGCAGACCTGATCATGTTTCTGTATCGCGACGAAGTTTATCACCCGGATAGCGAAATGAAGGGCATTGCCGAGGTGATTATCGGTAAGCAACGAAATGGCCCAATTGGCACGGTGAGATTGGCTTTTAACGGCCAATACTCACGGTTTGATAACTATGCTGGTGCTGACTGGCAAGAGGATTATTGATGCAACGGAAACTAACTAAGCGTAATAAAAATTGGTTGAGCGACATGCTGAAAAAAGCCAATCGCAACCATATGTACCTCAACGACTGGCTATCAATTAAAGGTAATCTCAGTGATGCAAAAATGATCGACAGACATGTTGCGCGCTATGGTGTTTCACTTGTCTTAGAAAAGGCTGAATTAGTATTTTCGGAATATTATTCCATTCCGCAAATTAGCTCCAAAGGAAAAATATGTGGCTATGTGCTCAAACATAAAAGCAAGCTGGATGAGCTTTTAGTCAGGGAAAAGGAGACGCAATGAACATCCTGATCATTGGGCGAAAATTTGAAGCTATCAGTGATGTGAAAACATATACGGAAATGTGGGCTTACAACCTGGCCTGCGCCTTTAGTGAGGCTGGGGTAACATTGCAATACCATCGTCCATATTCCCCTGGCGTCGAAAGCCCCGAGGATTATGTTGAAGCTGTGTTGACTGCTGCGACAGCATGTTCTGCGAAGGCCATTTTGGCACCAGGATTGAGGTATTTTACTACGGTACCCAGGGAAATAGGCATGCAACTGTGTCGCCGATTCTCTGGATGGGTAGCCCAGGTATATGACGGTTCTATGCTGGATTCGGCACCAGTCGATATTACTTTTACTGTCCGCGATGATACCTGGCGGTACCTGGATAATCCCGGTCGGTTAGAACGTCATAATCGCTTTAACAAACATGTTGGATGGGCAGCGAATCAGGAGCTGTTCCATCTGGAAACCAAAACGGACGATGTTCTGCGTATTTTTGTAGACCACGCTGCATTTGATGTTAGTGGTTTTGATCACTCCTTAAGTATCCTTATGAACCTTCAGCGTCTGACCGTTCCGTATGAGGCCAGAACGTTGACTGATGACGGATTGGTTACCATTGATCCGGGGAATATTTCGGTAACTCCATACAGGCGGACGCCGGTGCCAGCAACCGAATTTGCAGCTGAATTGCGTAAGAGTGACGTTTTTATCGTTACGCATCCCGAAAGCCTTGGATTAACTGTACTTGAGGCGGCAATGTGCGGGGCGTTGGTATTAACGCCTCCCGATTGCCTTCCGCCAGATCGCCTGGCTTTGGTGAACCATATGGTTATCAAGTCGCGGATTGATTGGGATGAGGTTATTGCTCGCGTTGATCGCGTGAAAAATGCTGAAAAGGTCCAGTGTCACACCTGGTCGGCAATTGCGGAAAAGATGCTTGAGACGTTTATCACGCAGAAACCGTCGTGCGGTAACGGATAAAAAATTGAACCCGTCATAACAGAAAAGCCCGAACGCCGGGCTTTTCTTAAGCCTTGTCAACAGAGACTTGAGCGGCTTTTATGGATAGATTCCCGCTGGCCTCTATCGCCATACTTCCCCCCGCCTTCAGGGCGACATCCGCGCCTGACTTTATATCGAGATTTCCTGCGGAAGAGATGAATGCCGGACCTTGAGAAATGGCATATAACTCCCCGGCCTCGTTGAACCCGATTGTTGTTCCACTTTTCAAGTGCGTAACGGCCCAGGCTCCGCCCGCCGTCCGGACCTCCATTAGTCCGTTCCGTGACGAAATAAAGTCTTTTTTGGCGCTGGTTGATGGTTGTGCTGGTGCACCTTCGACTTCAGGCGGTACATAGCCTTCACCTTGTCCTGACGCTTCAGGCGGCACATTGGGAGCGCCACCGGATGCATCCTGTGCATAACCGATTATCAATGGCCATCGAGAATCCCCATTGTAGGGAAATTCTATCCATACTTTATCGCCGGGCAGAAATGGTGAAAACGTGTTTGCATTGGACAATATAGCTTCTGCCCACGGCAATGAAGCATCTGGTAACCCATCCATCATGCCGACAACACGTATTTGTGTACGCATCAGACCTTTAGGGTCATCGACGCTTATCACTACAGCCCGATACTTCCCTGTCAAACTACCCATTCACCACTCCTAACTGTGCACGGCTGACAAAACGAAAGCGGTCTTCGAAATGAGTCACGGACATCACTATCATTTTGTCAGGGATAGATTCATCGAGTTCTCCGTCACCTGCCGTGTTATGCACGACAATTTTCAGCGTCGTACCCGGAGTTAGCGCGGCATTTCCTTCCACCAGCATATCGAGGCGGGGGAGAATGAATTTGTTGTAGTTCGCCAGCGCGGTAGGATCGGGATTGCTCGTAAATTTAATGGGGTCTTCCTGGTTACCTGAGTAAACCACACCTTTGGTCATGTCATAACTGGCCATTCTGTAATTGTGGCGGCGCTGGTATTCATAATCGGCATTCAGGATGTTGAACTGACTAATTGTAAATCCGGATGTGTTGGGATTGGCGGACTCATAAGTAAGCGATGGAGCGGCGTTTGCCATTTTTTCCATACTTTTAAAATTGATCGTCCCCCTGGATGCCCAGCACATAGAACCGGTATCCCGGGCTATCTCCTGCAATACCTTGGTCGGTTTTTCTCCAACATTTAGGTGGTATGTGGATGTTTTTCTGAATGAGTCAGCATTTACCTTCAGACCAGGGGCAAGAGAGGAAACTACGGCTGATGGTGGCTTATCAACAAAATACTGTGCGCTGGTGGACGGAACTTTTAATAACCGCACCGGGTTACTAAACGCGTAAATCAGTACAGTATCGTCCTTGCGCGGCGCTTTAAGAACAAAGAACTCTTCCGAGAAGAGGATGCCGCCATGACCTTCCGGATCACCAAGTGAAACTGTCAGTATTGTACCAAATTTCACCCCCAGCTTATTGACCACGTAAGCCGTTGAATCCCTGATCATGAGCATAAGCTGGGGACCAGATAGCTCCCCAGGTTCGACATAGGTACATCCTACGATCATTTCGCGAGGGATTTCGTTCTGCCCAATTGAAACAGATTGCAGGAATAGCTGAGTGCGTTTTGAATCAGTTTCCGGGGCTGTGGTGGTCTTTGTGGCCATCTCATTCCTCCAGAATTTTCGCTTTTACCGTTATGGTGCCGGTGGTTTGCTGCATATAAGCCAGGATAGGAAGTTCCGCCACAACGGTGAGGTTCAATCCAACCGCGAACAGCCTGTTGTCGGCGGTGCCGGTGGTCAGATCCTGAAATGCGATTGATTTTTGCCCTTCTATGTAACAGGTAACCGGTATCTCATAACCGCCGACATTGGCAATGTGAGTGAAAGATGCCTGCCCGAGGCTGGCATACATTCGTAGCCAGAATGCTAATGCAGTTGTAACCATCCCAAGAGATTCCTTCTCGTCACTGGCGATCCATAGCGAATATTCCAGTGAGAAAGGGATAGTCGATACCAGGGCTTCAATCTCATCATTTTCATTGGTGACATGCCCTTCATCGTAATTATCCCGGCACAGTTCACCTTCATAAATTGAAAACGCGGGAGAACGAGACAGATTCACAAGCGGCATTGCCAGCTTATTTACTGGGCCAGCAGAGGCTGTATCTTTGCGCCCGGCGCGATCGGCTTCAAATGACGACAACCACTCCTTCACATCACTAAAAGTGCCGAGCGTTATGCGATCTCTTGGTGTGCGTTTCAGGAACTCCCTGAATGACTGGTTAGTGCGATCATTAAAGCTGACAACTTGTGAGTCGAATGCTTCGTTTAAAGCCTGTGCGAGCGCCGAATCAATGCCATCAATAGTGGCAAATTCCAGCTTACCGGTTGGAGTAAGACCTTTTTTCTTAAAGATGGCCAGTAGCCATTCCTGATTATTCAGAATCACCGATGAAATTCCCTTCAAAGGCGCGTGAAGGCACGCAATAAAACAAACTGCCTACCCTGGCAGTGCCGTAATTGAATATTTTATGGATGTACCAGAAGCGGCGAATGGTTGTGCCGTCTGACAGCTGTTCCAGCCATTCGAGCATAGAACCCACTGGCACATTAACGGCGGCCAACCGAAGGATTAAAGCACTGTCGCTAATTCCCGTATTATCACTGCCGTCGTATAGCGCGTAGAAGGCGTCCATCTCATCCGGGCAGTCGAGGGCCGTTATCAGTTCTGGATCCTGATAGTCATATATGCGTTGGTTCGGTTCTATTATTTCAGATGCCGTTTCAGGTGCATTTTTGTCTCTGTAAGGTATTGCGCGATACAGAACCGCATCGAATGAGTCAGGGTCTAGCTTGATTGCTTTGAGCCAGTCCATCCGCACAAGGTTATTAAAAACTGCATGACCTTGATAACGGTGGCGCACACCAGAATCACTAAGCAGGCCGTGATCCAGATTGGGAAGGTGATTGTCCTCCACAGGATCAACAATATTACCAACGTTAACACCATCGGTTTCGATTTCAGCATCAATATCTTCCTCTTCAATCAGTTCAGAACCTTCGCCTGGAATATCCGGATCCGATTCGGTGTCCGGGAGGTTATCACCAGTCACTTGTTGTGATGGTTCTGTGTCCTCAAACATGTCATCAAAGAAACCAGCCATCGATTATCCTTTCCGTTTACGGGCTTCGTTAATTTGTGTCTCAAGAATGCTTCGCGCCTGCGCAGTGGCAGCGGCCTTGTCCATTCCCTGACTCATGAAAAACTTTATGAGGTTGTTCGCCTGCGTTTGCAGGGCTTTTTTGAGAGCGTCGGCTTCAGCGCGAGCCTGGGCTTCCCTCACCCGCGATGCTTTTAGTTCGGCATTCTTCCTGTTTGCCGTGGTGCGAGCTTTTTTTAACAACCGGCGAACGTTGTCCGTGGCGCTATCTTTTGCGCGTAGTTTTTTGCCTAATGCATCCTGAGATTTCAGATACAGCTCATACTCACGCGCAGCTTTAGCCTGATCCGTCGTTGTTGTCCGGTTGCGCGCGAGCGATTTAGCCAGTTCACCTTTGAAATAGGTTGTTGTCTTCCGCTTGTCATCGCCGAAGGCTACCTGTTCAGCTGCTTTTTCCAGGGCAATAATGATGGCCTTGTGCCATGTGGGAGACTGAAAACGTGTCATAGCGTGCAAAACATGTTTGCAAGCCACACCAGTCAGATCAGGGTTGCGGATTTTGGGGAATGCATACTCTTTTGGCGGCGCGACAGCATAGTTACCAGCCGTGGCCATATAACGATACCAGTATTGATGGCGTCCACAATCACAGTCGAAAGATACCCGGCCCTTGCAGAGATCGGCAGCGATTCGGGCTTTTTTCGCACCGTCTTCAGCAATTTCCTCAACGGCTTTATCCCATTCCTCAAATCGAATTCTGACACGGTGATGCTGGTGGACCGACTCATCCGAGGCATTAACAGATATCAATGCAAGGTTGTGTTTTAGCCCGAGGAATGTCGCGGCTTTGATCCCTGTGCCATCAGAAACTTTGTTGTTAGCGCGTTTTATATCAATGCTGGTGGACTGCGCCACCAGCTGAGCATAGGTAATGCCTGGTACCGTGCTCTTGAATTTGGTTTTATGAGCCTGCCTTGAGGTGTTGAAACTGCGTATATCTTCGGGCGTAAAGTAGGTGCCATCTTTCTTTTTCCCAAGGCTGAGGAATGCCTCAAGTTCGCGGTTACGCATCCCCATAATCCTTGGGGTGAGTGTACGCCGCGCGTTTCGCCGATTCTGACGCTGCTGTTTACGGATAAGATCGAAGACCTTGTTAAAGTCTTTTGCACTTAATCCATCAGTCTGATAGCGACCAAGGTTGTCGCGAGCATATTCAGTTGGCATTCATTTCCCTTACGCAATGGATAATGTCCCTATCACCTGGCCGTCATATTGGAAATGGCGAATCATTTCGCGGATCCATGTGGCAGGTGGGAGTTTTAATTTTTTGCCAACAGTCATACCCTGAGACTCATCCTCAAGCCCGGCGGCGAGCGTCACAACCCAGCGTAGCTCTGCTATGCCCCACATACGGTAAGCCAGCAAATCCGGGCGATATTGCTCATCGGGAAGAACGTAATAAATCGTCAGATTCTTGTCGTTCGATTCACACATAAGCATCACCTCTTTGCGCAGCTCTGCCCTGAGTATTGGATCGGCTATGTTGCGGTCGTCATACCGCGACAGAGGATATTGCCGGGTGCTTTGGGTTGTAGTGATTGATGTAGCCATAGTCAGCCTGCCAGAAATAGATGATGGTGATTCTATCGCTAGTCATTTGTTGAATATTTAACTCAATAAAAGAAAATTATTAGTGCAATTTTGATTGTGAAATGTATCATTCTGCCCTTAAGTAGGTTCTTCACGAGGAAACAAAATTGGCAGAACGTGTTGATGATGCAGAGCTGAGCATGAATCAATTAGAAGCTCTCAAAGACATGGCCATCGATAACATCAGAAAGCAGGCACAGGTCGTGAGCCAGGTATTTACAGGGAAGTGTCGTTACTGCAATGAACCGATCGAATCAGGCATCTATTGTGACGCTGAGTGTGCGCAATGGCACAGGGAAGAGCAGGCCGCAAAACAGCGTAAATATGGCATGCGACCGGCAGGATTTGACTGATTATGTTGCGCTTTACTGAGGAAGAGTTTCAGGCTTTTAGTGAGCGTCGAAATAAGGGGCGGTCCAGGCCAAAAACCAAAAAGGATCCATTCTTATCGCTTGCGCCGGTAAAAGAAGTTTCTCCACATGCGAAGGCACTTGCAGCACTGGCAAAGAACCCAGACCTGCGCGACGGAAATTGCGAGCACTTCGAGCAGGTTTTCATTTTTGATTACTTCGAACGCAAGCACCCTGACATCTATGAGCTGTTGCATGCAACGCCTAACGGAGGGAAACGTTCAAAAGCAACCGCCGGGAAAATGAAGGCTGAAGGGCAGAAAAAAGGTTATCCGGACATGAGTCTCGATAAAGCATGCGGTATTTATCACGGCATGCGAATTGAGCTTAAAGAACCAAATGGTAAAGCCCCGACGAAAGAGCAGATCGCCTGGATGCGCAGGCTTAGAGAGGAAGGTTACTACGTCGTTCTTGCGTATGGTGCAGAACAAGCGATAACCGCCATCCTGGAATACATGAGCCTTAAAAAGGGTGAGGCTATTGAGCATGTATTGAACGGTGACAAGTGGTTGTACGCTACGTGAAATAATAAATTAATTAGTGCATATGTGTATCTTTGATACAGCGCACATTAACATCGGGAGAATAATCGTGTCATCCAAGGCTAATTATGAATCGCTGGCATCGATCATGCCGCGTAATGAACAGGAAGCAGATGCTGTAGTGGACCCGGTAATCGCTGAAATGAATGCTCGCCTGGAGGCTGAATTTGCAGCTGAGAATGAACATACCACCCAGGGCGACTAGGACTGTTTTTTGTGTCGGTAGCGGTCCGTCACTCACTCGTGAGGACTGTGCTGCTATAGAAAAAACTGGCTGTTCAATCATCGCGGTTAACAATTCCTGGCAGATGTTCGATGACATTTATGCCTTATACGCCGGTGATTTGTCATGGTGGAAGCAATACGGATCCACCATACCGGGAGGGAAATTCCGCAAAGTGACAGCCAACCTGGCGGCGGCGAAATCATTTTCGTTGGAGTACAGGCGATATTGTGGACCGGCGGAAGGGGTAAATAGCGGCGCGCAGGCTATCAGTCTGGCTGCTGAATCAGGGGCTGAAGTAGTTGTATTAGTCGGCTATGACTGTTCTCTGCAAAACGGCCTTCATTGGCATGGCGCGCACCCTCAAGCCCTACGGAATCCAACGCAGGTGTCTATTTCAAAATGGCAACAGCAGTTCCTGGATACCCGCAAAAAACACGCAGATTTACATATTTTGAATGCAAGTAGGAGCAGTGCAATTCAATGTTTCCCAAGAATAAATTTAGAGGCAGTGATCGCGTTATTATCGTCGGCAGTGGCCCAAGCGCCGCAAACTTTGTTGCGCCGCGCGGAGTGCCGATTATAGCGGTCAATGGGGCCATCGACTGGCTGAACCGCGCTTCTTATTTTTTCACACTTGATCCATCGCCAGACAATATGCGGCGCGTTGGTCGTGGCCGCCGTCGCCGTGGTGTTTGTTATTGCATGGCACTACCCGATGTTAAAGAACGTGAAGTCAGAGACGGCGTTCTGTGCTTCCGTCGTGTGGCTGAACGTGGCATGGAGCCAAAAAATACGAATTCTCCCGAGTGGTGGGCGTGGCGCTGGTCCGCACATTTCGGACTTTGCGAAGATGAGAATGAAATTGCCAGCGGCAATAGTGCATATGGTGCTCTGAACCTGGCTTTCCATATCGGATTCAAACATGTCGCCCTGGTGGGCGTTGACGCTACACAAGAACCACGCGTTCACTCCGGCGGCACGCCAAAAAATCTAAGTCACCTGCCTTTGTTATTCCAGTCTGCGCGTGAACGGATTGACGTTGTTTCATGCGGGAAAATGGGAGGTATTCCGCAGATGACTCTTAAAGAATGGCTGAAGAATACATGATGGCACCCACAATTTATCACCGTATCGACGGTACCAAATACAGGAATGTCTGGGTTGTTGGTGATCTGCATGGTTGCTACACCAGACTGATGTCCGAACTCCATCGTGTGGATTTTGACCCGGCGCAGGATTTACTGATATCGGTCGGCGACCTTATCGATCGCGGTACTGAAAATGTCGAATGTCTGGAACTATTGCAGATGCCCTGGTTCAGGGCAGTGATGGGGAACCATGAGCGGCTGATGATTGATGCGTTAAGTCCAGATGGCAACGTGAATAACTGGCTAATGAATGGCGGACAATGGTTCTTCATGCTGGACACTGATCAGGAAATATTAGCCTGGGCGCTGGTGGAGCTGGTAAAGCGTCTGCCCTATATCATTGAGTTGAACACCGGGCAAGAAACTATCGTTATAGCCCATGCCGACTATCCGGATAATGAATACCAATTCGGTAAGGAGGTACCGCTTTTCAACGTTGTCTGGGCGCGCGAGCGTATCAGTGATTCGATGGATGATATTGGTGGCGAAATTTCGGGCGCAGATCGTTTTATCTTTGGTCACACTCCGGTGAAAAGCCCGAAGACATTCTGGAATCAGCAGTATATCGACACTGGTGCCGTATTTTGCGGAAACCTGACATTGATGAAAGTGAAAGGTGATGGTGCAGCATGAAGATTGCTTTAGTTCTTCGCTCTGGTGGTGACTATAACGCTTCCGATGTGCAGTGGCTGGTTAATCAACTGCCAAAAGACTATGAAATTATTTGCCTGACAGACCTGAAGTGTTTACATGTACCTGGCGTCAAAGTTATCCCATTGATCAACCAGTGGCAAAAGTGCCGTGGCTGGTGGGCGAAAATCGAGTTGTTCCGACCGGATATAACCGATGATCTGTTCTATCTGGATTTGGACACGGTTATTGCCGGTGATATACGCCCAATCCTAGAGCATCCACCAACCAGCTTCACCATGCTTAGGGATTTTTACCATCCACAATATCGTGGCAGCGGTGCCCTGTGGATACCAAATAGTGTTAAAGCGCATATCTGGAGTTCATTCTGGCAAGATCCGGAAGGTTGGATTTCTCGTTGTGTCACTACTGAGTGCTGGGGTGACCAGGGGTTCTTACGAAAGGTTATGGGCGATGATACACCAGCATTTCAGGATCTGTATCCAGGATGGTTTGTAAGTTACAAGGCCGATGTTGTGGAACCTGGTTCAAAATATGCGAGCGCGCGTTACTCCAGGGGGAATGGGGCATTACCAAAAGACTGCCGAATAATCTTTTTCCACGGCAAACCGCGACCTCGCGAAGTGTCAGAGGATTGGCTTCCCCTTATCAGCTCATTTTTTGAGCGAGAATCAGAATAATATTGCTCTAATAATTCCATATTTTTAAAACGTGATGTACACTCATCACGTTTTTTATTAGAGCAATCTACAAGGTGCACTATGTGGCCATTCCGACGGAAATATCACTACTGGCTGATCGCCTTTGTTACGCCGACCGGCGGTATCAGGCATGTCATCACCAGGTATCGCAACAAGAGACTCACCTTAGCCAGAATTTTACAGGCTGCCATAGGTGAGGGACTGGATACAAATTGCGTAGTCCTTCCTCCTTCATACTTAGGAAAAATGACCGAAGCACAAGCTAATACGGAACTTTGAAATGATCACTTCAGCACAAAACCAATCAATCGAAAATGTATCTATCCCTGACGTCCTGAATGCCGGTATCCCGGCCATTATCCAGAACATCCGGGCCGCGCAACGCCGCGTTAGTTGTGATGACCTCACAGCGCGTTTTTTTGATAATGCGGTTCAGTCAGCGGAGATGCTTCACGCACAGCTTATTGATGTTTATAACGCAGAAGCTGATAGCCATAACTCCCTGGTAGATGCAGCTGAAAATATGCAGTTGGATCTCGGTCTGAAGGGTAAAGAAATTGAAGAGCTTCAGCTACAAATTGAACATTTGAAACGCCAGCAACAGGACGCGATCGACGATGCGACGCATGACGCCAACCAGCGTGCTGATAATGCCGAACGTATAAGCATTGAGCTGGAAACAAAACTCAATGAAATGACCGCGATGGTTGAACTGCGGAACTCACAGATTTCAACGCTAAAATCTCAATATAAAGAGATCATGAAACTTGATCCTTTTAACCTTGAGAAACGCTATAACAAAGCTAAAAGCGAGCGACAGGAACTGCGTAAGCAGGTCGCCGACCTTAACCAACAGCTCAAAAAAACTATTAAAGATGCAAGCGAAGCGCGCGTGGCATTTGCTAATAAAAAAGCAGAGGTTACCGCGCTGGTTAATGAGAATGCCAAATTTGCGACGCTCAAGAAGGAAATGTATGGCATTACTGAGCGCCGTTTCCCTGCAAGCAAACTTCATCCGACGTTAGGGCAAATCTCCTTCTTCCCGCGCCTCCTGGCTTATGGGATCTCATCGCCTAAAGAGTTCAATAACGAGCGTCCTTATATCGTTTCTAAGCTGGACTTTGCTTATCAGTTCTGCTGCGACATGGGCTATGCCATTGATATCCGAATCAACGAATGGTTGATGCCAAACTTCCAGCCGTTGGCAATTTTCCGCGAGTTCCAGCCGGAAGGTTGGGTAGAGTTCTTCCATGAATTGATCTGTAAAGAGATGGAAAGCCGCCGCCCGGAACTGGTCCGTCGAGTTGAGTGGGCGCAAGAGGTTATGTTGGCAGAGGCAGAGCTGCCGTTCGAACCGGAATTTATTGATAATCTGGCAGCTAAAGGGCTGCATACCCTATTTGATGTGGTTACCCGCCGTCATGAGCAGTTGGTTGTCGAATTGGGTTTAGAGGAAACAGCGGCAAGAAGACTTCTCGATGTTTGCTATGCACGTAGCGATGCATGGGAAAAAGAGAACGGCGGCACTATTTACGTTCGCTGATAGTTACAGTGTCACTTTTAATGCTGGTGGAGTGCTCCCACCAGCATTTTTTTCGTCCAATGAGGAGGGCATTTGAGTATTTTCAATAAACACGCACACCAGGAACGTCCGTACATCGTCATAGTAGATATTGATGGGACGATATCAGAGGCAACGGAAGACAGGCTGCATTTACTTCCACCACCTGGCAAAGGTGCATTAACAGAGCACTGGAACGAGTTTAACCTTGCCTGTGACACTGATGCTCCCATCACTCCAGTTATTGATATGGTGCGCCAGTTATTTAACGTTTACACGGTCTGGTTTGTAACCGGGCGCTGTGAGATCGCAAGGGATAAAACACGAGCCTGGCTGCGGAAGTACGTAACAAACGGGGCTGAGCCTTTGCTATCTATGCGTCCTGCCACCGATGACAGAAATGACGGTCCAGCAAAGATTGATCTCCTGAAGAAAATTGGTCTAAGTAAAATTGCGTTCGCGCTGGAAGATAAGATTGAAGTGGCGCGTGTGTTCAGGAGTCATGGCGTACTTACATTAATGGTCAGGGAGTATGAAAATGCGCTTCTTCATCAACAATAATTGTTCTAATAAATCTTGATTTTTAAAACAGAGAAAGTAAAAATAAAAACATGCCGCAAGGCGCGGCATGTTTCCAATCAATCACAGGAGCTGAAAATATGAACACGGCATTCAAAATCATTATGGCCGCGATCTATTTCTGGCTGTTCTCTATCACTTTTGACGGCATCGTCGCGCATGGGTAAGGGGAGTATATTAGCCATTTGGAACCCCACGAGCTCTTGCGGGTTTAATTAAGA